CTGCGACATCAAACTCTCCGCCGAACTCGCGCGCAACCTTCTTCAGTTGCTGCAGCTTCGCCTCAGCGGCGGTGGTGTCGACGTCGGGCTTGATCTTGGGCTTCTCCGCACCGACGTCGCGGGACTTCTTCTTCACCCGTTCCAGTCCCGCTTCTGCGGCCACGGTGTCGGCGCCGACCTTTACTGGCGCGGCGGGCCCAGACCCCAGTTCTCGTAGAGTCTTCCGCGCCTTGGCGATCGCCGCGTCAAACCCTGCGGTCCGCGCCTCGAGATCGTAGAAGAGCGTGTCGAGCGTGACGTCGGCCATGGCCTATCGCCCGGACCGATGGTGAGACGCTTTGGACTCCGCCTTCGCCTTGGCGCGCTCGGTGGATTCAAAGCGCGCGAGCGACGACGCAAACACTTCACCGATCGACCAGTGCCGCGCGAGATCGGACGGCTGCTGGCCCAGTTCGCTCGCCATCACACCCAAAAACGCCGCCATCGGCATCGGCTCCGCGCCATGTTCGACAAATTGCTTGGTGCGATCGGCGATTGCATTCACCCGCAGCAGGTTGACTTCGAGATGCGCGCGTTCAATCGCGAGCACATCGAGCGGTGAACATTCGTCACGCGTCCAGCGTGGGATCGGATGCTCCCAGAGGCCGTCATCCGTCCACGGCACGCCGGGGCCGGGGTGCGTGAGGATCGCCACCGTCTCCGCTTTGAGGCGGGCTTCGCCTTCTGTTGCCAGCGCCAGGAGTTCGATCGTCCCCGCCGAAATCTCGTCCTCGGGCAGGGCCGTCAGCGCCACACGACGGGCCAAGAAGTAGTGTCGGGCGATCGCCACCACGATGAGTCGATGCAGGGCGTAATCCCCCTTCGGGTAGACCGCGATCGGACGTCCGCTCTCAAGCGTGAGGCGCACCGGCTCGGCGTGCAGCGCGCGACGCATGTCTTCCATCGCTGCGCCATCCCATCGTAGCGCGTTGGTCGTCGGCTGAGTCGGCCCTTGGGCGTGCCAGCGACTCAGCGCCCCAAAGTAGTACAGCCACCCGTGCGCACTGGTATCCAAGTTGTCCTTTCCGCCTGGACGCGCGGCGGCGAGCTGTTCCGCCGTGACCGTCTGGGCGTTGTGCACCGCCGTTTCCAGTAAGGCGCAGCGCGCTTCCAACACGTCGCGCCCGACCGCATCGCCTTGCGACGATGGGTCGGGCAACGACGTGCGGCGACGCCGAGTCGGCTCCCCCGAACCGGTCGACGCCACAGCCATTTACGCGTTCACCAAGAGTTGCATCGTCGTCGGCTTGTAGGCAATCGACGCCGCCATTTCCGCCGCTTGGGTGAGATTCAACTCCGCGTTGATCTGCGCAGCACCATTCCACCCGCACATGGTGATGGTCTTGCCATCCTGCGTAAGTCCGGTGAACAACAGGGTGGCGCGCAGCGTGGCGCCAATCTTGTTGCCGAGTGGTACGACGTTGTTCGCGATGGCCGAAGACGGGATTCCGAGCGCCAGCTGCAGGATTTCCGGCCGCAGATTGTTGGACTGAAACGCGAACTGCACTGCCGCGTTGCCGATCTTGTAGCGCAGGGACGTGCGGTAGTACTCCGATCGCTGAGTCTGCACGGCGCCACTGGCTGACAGCGTGAACCCACCGGTGATACCAGCTACCTGCGTCACGGTCTGCAGCACCACAGCGGTGGATGCGGCAAAGGCCCGCTGCACCTGCGTCCGCAGATTGAGTGTGTTGCTTGACACACTGTGGATCAGATGCCATTCCGCCAAGTCACCGACCCCGATCTTCACCCACGCGTTCGCCGTAAATCCGGTCGCCGACGTGAGCACGATCGTGTAGGCACCGGCCGCGGTGGTGCCGGACGTCGTGTTCGATGTGCCGGAGTCGGACAGTTGCGCGACATTCGTGATCTCACTGAACAGATCGGCATTCGAGCTGGCGAACGTCGTCACGATGTTGGCCGGCGTGAACGCACTGTTGGTGAAGTCGAACGCGCCCGACGAGGCCATCAAGGTGACCGGCACCGTCGCGAGCTGCCCACGCGAGAACGTGGTGGTGAGCTGCGTCGGGTTGAACGACACGTTGTAGAACTCGGCGCGCACGTAGCTGCCATCCTGAAGTCGGCCCGCCGCCACGACGCAGGAGTTGGCAAGCGCTCCCATCAGCAGGCCGTCGGTCGTGAACATGCGCGGCCCGGCGGTACCGGTCTGCGCCGCTGCCGTTCCATTGCCGATGACGGCGCTACGCGGCAAACCCAGAGCATACGCGATCACGTCGGCCGTGATCGCCATGAAGCGCCACGAGAGACCGAGGTCGACGTATCCAACCAGCGTGCCGTACGCCGTGCGTTGAATCGCATTGAAGACGTCCGTGGCTTCAGCCGGGATCTGCAGCTTAACGCCGTCGGCTTCCGGCACGCCCAGGCTGATCGCCGACAGTTCGACAACTGCCTCACCTGACGCATGATCGAACTTGAGCGGCTTGGCTGGCGTGACCGTCGTCGACACGAGATTGGAGATGCGCACCATTTCCATTGTTTCGCCGGTGCCCACTCGGATGTCGTCGCCGATCGCGAAGTTGGTGGCTGCGGCGATCGTGAATGACGTCGCGCCGGCAGCGGCGACGGCCGACAGCGTGGTGCTGCCTCCGCCGGACGGCGAGTCCATCATCAGATGGAGCCCGTCGAGCGTCTCGAATTGTTTGTCCAGTACACCCATGATGGTCTCCTAACCGGGTCTTAGCCGGCGATGAGGAACGTGATGTCGATGTCGGCACGCGCGGTCGCCGCATCGTCCTGTCGTGGATCAGCACCTGGCCACTGCCGATCCGGGGGGGACGCGTTGTCGCGCCCGACGTCGAGGCCCTGGAGCGTGTAGGCGGGATTCCGCAGTAGCGCATCCAGTCGCTCACAGACGGTGTTGCACACGCCTTCACTCGCACCGAATACGGAGAACTGTGCTCGCAGACGCGTTGGGAAGTAGCCGCGACCCGTGCCTGCGAGCGCTTGATACGCGATGATGGGCAGCGGCTCATCGAGCGTCAGCGATTCCCATGGCGTGATGAGGTCCGTATTGCGTCCCATCTGCGTGCGGAGATCGCCATCGCTTTCGATGATGGCGACGGTCGCGATCCGCCAGAGCTGCACGCGGTCCACCGTCGTCATGGGAGTACACCCCGAGCGCGCAGCGTGCTGATGAATACGTTGCCGAGCTGTGCGCGCGCCGCGACCAGCGCGGGCCGCATGAATGGCCGCGGGAGAATCCGTACCGACTTGGTCTTCCCGGCGTTGGCCGTGCCGAATTCCATCGCCAACGCCTGTACGGCACCTACACCCGTGCGGGCACCACGTGCGGTCCGCTCCACGAAGGCCGAGCGCTTCAGCGTGCCGGTATCTGGGGCGGGTGGATCACCTGGCTTCGAAGCGCGGTGGAGCCCCACCACTACGTTGCGGCGAGTGATGTCACCGAAGGCGACGGTGCCGCGATTCAAGTTCCGAGCGTACGACCGCCGGAGTGCGTTGAGCTTGCGTGCCTTGGCGAGACGTTTCTTGAGCGCTGTCCGATCGGCATTACTCGTCGGGGTTGGAGACCCCGCGAGGCGCGACGCCTTCGCGTAGTAGCGCCCCTGCCCAGGCTTCGAGAGTTGCTGTTGGATCTCGGCCTTGAGCGTAACGGCCGCGAGGGACACAGCGCGCTGGGCTCGGCTGCGCACGTCATTGGCATACGCGCGCAAGACGCCATCGATCGGGCCGCCAGAGCCGGAGACGAATCCGCTCATGGAATCGCTCCGCTCGGGGCGGCAATCACCGCGACGGACTGCGAGAGACCGATCAGATCCACGACGCCATCGGCTTCGGCGAGCCATGTGTAGCCGGCGTACGGCCCGTCGAGAATCTTGATGCCGTCAAATGCGGCTACTGACGGATGTCCGGATGCTGTCCGTAGGATTGTGATCGTTGCTTTCGCGCTGGACCGCACGCCGAACGGCTTTGCCACGCTCTCGCTCGCACCGGCACCACTCTCTCCGGTGCCCGGCGCAAACACTACGTCGAGACTCGTCCACGCCGGATCGAACGCATACGTGCGGGAGACGCCCTTGTCCGATCCCTTGACGACGGTCGGCCGATAGATCGCAATCCGGCACCCCAGATCGGCGATGAGCGGGCTGAGCGCGCCTTGTAGCGCATTGGTGAGGCTGTCACGCAATGTCACCGCCTATCCTCGATCGAAGGAAGACGACGACTCGAGGTACGGCTCCAGGCGCTGCCAGACGATGCTGCGGCGTTCGTCGCCGGTGCGGGGCGCCGTCTCGCGCATCGCGATCGAGATCGATCCGACCTTGAGCGCGGAGAAATTGGCCAGCGGGTCGACCGCCGACGGATCGCTGCCCTTCGCGAGCAAGCCGATCGCCTCTTCGCAGCACGCAATGCGGACGTCTTCGGGAATCGCGTCGAACGCAACCCCGTAACCATCGCGATCGGTGCAGCCGCTGCGCGGCCACTGCAGGCGCTGGTTCAGTGAAGCGCGATAGCCGTCCCACGGCAGCGGCTCCAGCCGCTGCGTGGCCATGATCAACGCCTGTCGACGCACATCATCGGTGGCCGCACCCGTCCACGCCGTCGCGTACAGCCGTTCCGCGAAATAGGCCGTGGCCTCTTCGAGAGTGACGTAGCTGTTCGCGTTGACGTCGCCGGGCGTGGCGATAATCGTGACGGGCATCGACAGGGCGGATCAGAGGGCAGAGCGATTACGACGGCGTCGCCGTCGGATCGACCGGCGGGGTGCCGGTATCGGTCGTCGCGGTGGGATCGGTCGGCGTGGCCGTCGGGTCGACCGGTGCGGTCTTGGTCGGCTCCTTGTCCGTCTTGGCGCCCCTTGCGAACGGATTCGCCTTCGTCGCCTTGGCGGGGCCCGCGAGATACGCGGCCTCGTCGATCGCCTGGTACTGCTCGCGGAACAGCATTTCATCGGCGACGTTGACGTCGCACACCTTGCCGAACTTCGGGATGTAGAGCCGAACCGTCGGCGCGTTGATATCGGACATGTGGTGCTCCAGAGGGGAAGGGGATGACGCGAGACCAGAGGGTCACGCCCACGACCCGCAGCGCGGCCGATGGTGGCGCACGCGCTGCGGGTCGTGTCGGCGGTTACGGCGCGTACACGCGCGTGGCGAGGTTCGCGTCCAGCAGCGTGTAGCCGCACAGGTAGTCGAGCGCGACGAACAGCTTGCTGTTGTTGCCCTCGTAGAAGATTCGAGCACGCACCGCGATGCCCAGATCTTCGTTGCGGATCGTCGACACCTGCACGCCCGGCATGTCATCCGGCAGCGGCGCGAACTTGAGCGCGGCGAAATTGCGGTGGAACACCATGTTCACCGCCTTCGCGGCCGACAGCTTGTGGAACGTGACGACCGCGCCCGTGAGCACCGCCGCCGGCAGCTTCGGCGTGAACTGCAGCGCGGCAATCGCGCCGCTCGAGGCGGTCGCGGCCGTCGTGACGACAAAGCGCTGGGTCAGCCCCGCGATCGAGAACGTGTCGCCGACGACCACGGCGCCAGATGCATCGATGCCGTTGATGGCGATCTGCGTGGCGCCCTTCGCGGCGTCGGCCGTGGTCGCACCTGCCAGATCTGTCATCGCGTTCGTGGTGAACGTTGGCGCGTTCTGACTGGCAAACCAGTTGACGCCCATCAGGGGACCAAGGGCGCCGAAGCGACGCGCCTCATCGACGCCAGAGCCCGAGATGTCCTTACCGGAGAGATACCCGAGCATGTTCGCTTCGAGCTGGCCGTCGACCAGACCGAACAGGTTGTCGCGGTCCATCGGCACGCCGTTGTTGAACAACACCATGCGGGCGTTGGCCAGCTCCTGCGTGGTGAACGTGCTATTGAGCTGGTAGTACCACGGGATCTTCTTGAACAGCTGGACGAGCTTCTGGTCCAGGCCATTCGCCAGCGCATACGCCATCGGGCGGATGTGGTCACTGATCAACTTGTCATTCGACAGCGCGCGCAGCTTGTCCGTCAGCTCAATCTTCACTTCCTCGTGCACGTCGAGCGTCAACGCCACCTTGTCGGTGTTGATGTCCTGCGCCGAGCTGGGCGCCGGCTGCGACACGAAGGTGGACGGCCGACGGATCTGCGTCGTGTCGCCGGGCTCCTTGGTGTCGGTCTCGAACTCGCGATACAGGCGAGAGGCCATCCCGAGGCGGCTCTCGAGCGCGATGAGCGCTTCCTGTGCGAACTGGGTTTCGTTGTAATTGCCGATGTCGTTCGTGGCCATCGTGATGTCCTCGGTGCAAGTCGAGGTGCGACGGCCCACCAGACAAAAGGGCGCGCACCGGTCAGGACGTCGACCGGTGAATCGCCGGTGCGATCGTCAGGATTGGTGCGCGCCCCACGCGCGGCACGCCGTCGACGGCGAAGCGTCTCTGGCGCGGCGATGCATGAGCATCCCGCTCATGTATCGAGACCTACAGTTCCAGCACCTCCATGCCCAACACCTGCTTCCCTGCTAGACGATGCGGACCCCGCGCTCGTCGACCGCGCCATCGATCTCACCCTTCTGCTTCTGCTCCTTGAGCCGCCGGTACACCGCCGGATCCTTGGCCTCATCGTTCGAGACCTTGAGCATGCGCGGCTGACCGATGCCGAAGCGGGGCGTCCCACCGCCGCTCCCGCTCGCCGGCTTCGCATCGAAGAGCTTCGACAGCACGGGATGCTCACGCTTCTCCGCGATCAACTCTTCGAGCGTCATCGGCTGCCCCTTCGGTCCCAACCGTTCCTTCGTCGGATCCTTGGGGTCGACCACCACGGTGTTGAACTGGCCCGGCTTGTTCGGGTCCTCGATCGTCACCACGTGCGGCAGCAGGTGCGGCATCAAGCCTTCGACACTGCCCCCGACCTTCTCGACCTCGCTCGTGATGGCACTCTTCGACATCACGTCGGTGATCGTGTTGGTCAGCAGCGTGATGCGGTCTTCCTTGGCCTTGATCTCCGTCTGATGCTTCTCGGTGTTCTTCTGCAGCAGCGTCTGATACTCGCCACGGCGCTCGGCTTCCTTCTGCTCGTGCTCCGTCAGCTTGGCCAGGCGCTCCTGCACATCGGCCGGCAAATCCTTGTACTTCCCGAGCTGCTCGCGCAGCTCCTTCAACGTCTTGCGCTCCCCTTCAAGGGCGCCTTTCAGTCCACCGACATCTTCGATCTTGACCGGCTTCGAGAACACGTACTTCCCGTCCCGTTCCTCGTAGTTCTCGCGATAGGGTTCCGCGACCTTGTCGAGTGAATCGACGACCGGTTCGAGTACGATGTCTGGCATGGACGTCCGATGAGGGGAGGGGGATCCGCGTAGGCACATCCCGTGCGGCACGCTTCGGTCAGCGGCATCCCGCCGACTGACGGCACAAGGGTATTACCAACCGTGCCGAAAGCGCAAGAGGCGGAAGCGCAAGAAGCCGAGTGTCAAGCAGTCTCCTCAATCACGCCGACGCGGGCGCTCGCGGCCAACACCTCATCAAGTTTTGCGGTCCCGTGCCGAAGGCGGTCCGCCAACGCCCGTCCGAGGACGGCGTTTTGCTGCGACGGAGAGAGGTCACGCACCCAGGCTCCGTACGACTCCGGCTGGGTCGCGTAGAGCGCGCGTCGCAATTGGGCGAGCGTCAGCGGCCGACGATCTACGGACAACAGATCACTGAGGGTGGTTCGGCCGGCACGGTAGTGCTCGGCGATGCCTCGGCCGAGAATCGCGTTCTGGGTTGCCGGAGACTGTTCACGCAACCACTGGTCGTAGGACGTCCGCGGCGATCGCTGGCGCCCGAGCCCATCAAGGTCCGCCACCGGCACGAGCGTGCTTCGACAATGGGGGTGCAGGGCCGGGACCGGCATGTTCGGATCCCCAACACGATACCGTGTCCCGTCGAGGGATCGGCAGATGGCCGACGTTCGGGCATCTAGGATCGCCTGAAACTCGTACGCGTGGATCACGTCGGCAAAGGACTGCTCGCTCGTCAGCGCCGCTTCGTTCTGAATCGACGTCGTGACCGTGCGAATGGCGGAGTGCAGGACCGTACGGGACTGACGCCACGCGTTGGGCCCCCCGCTACTCCGGTCACGCCAGATCGTCGCCGCGATCTGGTGCGGATTCAGTCCACGAGTGAGCCCAACTTGGATCTGACGGCGCACGCGCAGGATGCCATCTTCCTTGGCACGCGTCCACCATTCGCCGAACCCGATGCCGCCCATGTCGATCGCGTCGACGATATCGGCCAGCCGAGCACTGGAGACGACGAGCTGGCGCGAAACTCCTTGCGCCACGACACTGAGCCCGCCGTCAGCCGCGCCGATCGTGCGAGCGATCTCCACGCCACCGGCTCCAATCAATGCCGTCGGCGAACCGTTCGTCGTCAGCGCGAGACGCTGGAGCAACCCTGCGTGCCGGGCGGCGACCTCTGCTTCCAGCACCGCATATTCGCGCAGGATGGGCGAGACTCTGGCCTGGGCGGTGCCGTAGGCTTCGGCCAACAGCGCACGGATTTCCAGGAACCGGGCGTCCAGCGATCGCCGATCCGTGCGTGCGATCGGACTCGCGCGTTCGATTGACCGTGCAATGTCGCGATAGGTCGCCTCCAAGATGGCGACCACTTCGCGTTCAAGCCCGATCGAGAATCGGTAGCGCGCGATCAGCGCGCTGAGTTGCCAGCCGGGCCCGACGGGCGGAATGGAATAGACGGCCACCGGCTACGCCGCGACGCGATCGTCTGGCGTCATCTCTTCCGGCGTCGTCTCGTCTCGCATTTCTTTTGCCACCGGGCGCAATGGCTCTTGGCCATCAGCAGTCTGGGCCGCAGGTTCGTCACGTCCGGCAGTCAGCAGCCGCAACCGATGGATCTCCTGCGCGCTGTCGAACCCGTCAGGCAGCGCCTGGCCACGCAGCAAGATGTCGTGGAACGTCTCCAGTGTCAGCTGATCGGCGAGCACGAGCTCGCTGTACACCTTGATCATGTCCGCACCGAGGATGGTGCGTTCGAAGTCGCGATTCGACGAGAAGCTGCCGCCGCTCTTCTCACTGTTCCGCGTGAATTCAATCCCCTCGTACTCGGCATGAAGAATGAACCCCTCTTCGATCGCGCTGTCGACCGCCGACATCATGCTCGAGAGCGTCGCATTTTCGATCCGCTGATCCATACGCCGCGCATCCGCGGTCTCGGCCGCACGTGACGACGGCTGAAGGAACGAGAGTCCGAGCGCCCCCATCTCCGCCTTGAGCTTCTCCAACTCGTCTTTCGTCGGTTCGAACGCTGTGCCCTTGATCTCAGCCCACGAGAAGCCGACTCCGCTCAGCTGCGGCGTATCGGCGGGCAAATCCATCAGCACGTTGGAGGCGGCCACAGCCGCCGGCTTGGCATTGCCGTCCTTATCCTTCGGCGCCTGGTAACCCTTCCGGACGGGAATCGGGACGCACCCCAAGTGCATCAGGTACGTGCGATCGCTGTCGATCCGGAACGCCTTGAGCATCAGGTCCAGCAGATCTTTGAGCGGCGGGCGCGCGGAGATCGGTGAGGTGCGCCGGCCACGAACCACCGGCACGTACGGAATGCGAGAGAACGGCTTGTTCCGGCCATTGACCAACGTCCCCTGCTCGGTGCGGACGAATCGCACCTTGCCCCGATCGTTCTCGGATCGCTCCCAGACCTCGTACAACACGGGCGCTTCCAATCCTTGTGCCTCGACATCCTGCACAAAGACCCGGTAGCGCTTCACGCTTTTGATGCCGAACCGCCCGGCGCGGGCGCGTACCTCTTCCTCGAAGACGAGCTGCGTCATGATGTCGCGCGCGCCGACCTGGGCGAACTGCCAAGAGAGGATGTTCTCGATGGGGAGGGCGTTCCAGTAGGGCCGCAGGACGCCGTTCTTCTCATCGTACGCGGTCGCGCCAGCCGGACGCGGGGGGTAGAGCACCATGAAGCCGGCGCTCCCCATCGAGATCAACTCTTCGGTGAGATCGCTGGCGAACTGATTGAGATGGGTGCCACGGCCGTCGATGTTCTCGGCGTGATCCCGCAGCTTCTGCGGCACGTCGGTGCCGAGCGTCGGCGGCTTGGCGAATGCGAGCCCCACCAGGCCGGTCACGACGGCGCCGTAGGCGTTGAACACCGCGCTGTGCTCACAGCGCAACCGATAGTCTTCCGGCTTCTCCTTCTTGTGCTTCGGGAGATAGCGCGTCGGGTTGTCGAGCAGCGCGTCGGTGCCTTCGTAGGCATCGCGACACTTGCGCCACATGGCGAGTTGCGCGCGGCTCAGGGGATCGCGCCAGTCGGGGCGATCAATGTCCGCGGTATCATCGCCGAGCGTGGAGAGGACCGCACTGTGGCCGGCGGTCGACTGCTGAGGACTCGTCTGCGTCGTGGCGGTCGGCATGGGGAACGGTATAAGTGACCGTGCCGAAAGCGCAAGCACCTCTGAAACGACCAACGGCAGGCAGCCCCTTTTCTAGGGGAAGGCTGCCTGCCGCGTCGTGGGTAGACCCTCAGCCGTGGCGATCGCCAGCGTGAGCTGGAGCGGCGAACGTAGCGACGCGCGATGGCCATCGTCAAGCAATTCCGCCACTCACCAGTCTTCCTGCTCGCCCCACGCCTGCAGTTCGGGCGCTTGTGTCAGATGTTTGAACGCTTTCGTGGTGGCGTCAACGTCGTCGTCCGGCACCGTGGCTGTTGGGAACGCGTCGACTTGGTAGAGATACGCCTCCACCTCGTCCGGGTCCCACACAAGGATGTCGACGTTGCTCGCCGAGACCTGGACGGACAACGGCTTGGCGCGCGTCACCTTGCTGCCCGTGTCGAGATACGCCACCACCGTGTAGCCGGCGAGCCCTCGCACGGTGTGGAACACCACGTCCTTGCCCGACGACCCCGGCTCCTGCGCGATCGCGATGTCGCATGCATGCCCATCGATCAGGGCCAGTTGCCGCATCATGTCGTCGCGCTCACCGGTGTCGACCCGGCCGCGCCAGCGGTGCAGGATGATGAACCGGCCATTCGCCCGCTGGCCAATCTTGACGGCGCTCGAGTAGTCGCCCGCGCCCTTGGTCGCCGCGTTGTCCCAGCCGCGCACCGTACGCACGATATCGGTGGGCATCGCCTCCAACAGCGTGAACTTGCCTCGCGGGAGCACTTTCCCGGCACTCGGCGCGATCTTGAAGTTCAGATTGAGTAGCCGCTCCTGTTCGACCAACGGCAGCGCCAGCATGTTGGCGCGGTACGTCGGATTCATCGTCTCGAGGATTCTGTTGTCCTTGAGCCTCGCGGCGATGAACGTGAATGACAGCGGTTGTGTGTCGGGCCCAAAGCGATCGATCAGCGCCGAGGGCGTGTCGGCCCAATGCAGTTCACCCTTCACGCGGGCGAAATAGCGGATCACGCCATCGCGTTCGTCGATGGGATAGCCGGTGTTGGGATTCCACCACCACTGCAGTAGGTCCGCCAGCCAGCCCGGCTCGCAGTTGAACGTCGCGCGCAGGTACGGCCGGATGCCGGACACCGACCGCAAGCGCGAGAGCATGTACCAGAACTGGTGGGCGGTGAACGTCTCGAGCTGATCAAATACCACCAGCGCAAGCTGTGCCGACTTCCAGTTCTCAACCGTGTCGTCGTGCTGCAGGTGCGAGAAGACCACGCGGCCGCCGGCCGGTGTGATCCACTCGGAGTCGCCGAGCTTCGGTGTCCAGTTGAGTCGACCAAATACCTTCTTGGACTCGTCCCACAGGCCGTTCGGAGCATGGATCTCGGGATAGCTGCGCCGGAAGTACGCGGCGGTGTATCCCGGCACGTGCTGATGGCGAGCGCCCTCCATGAGGACACTGAACGTCTTTGATCCGCCCGCTCCCCCGCCGAATAGCACGATGTCGGCACCGCACGACAGGAACTTCGTCTGCGGCCCCTCCTGCGGGACGATCGGCGCGGCCTCGTTCGTCGGGTCTGGTGCGGGTGGCGCCGCCATCGAGACGATCGGCGCCGCGGCCACCTTCGTCTGTCCGTGCTTCATGGCGCGACCAAGTACTCCGCGCGCGTAGCCTCGTGGCATCAGTCCGCAGGAACAAAGACGGCCGCGCCATCGATCGATGGACAATCGGACTCGATATAGAGGACCTTCGCGATGCCAAAGTTGGGAAACGGCATGGGGACATTGACATGCATCTCAGCGAAGCCAACGGCGATCTCGTATCGATCACCATCCGCTGGGCCGCCGACACACTCCATCATGCGGTATCCTGGGCGTGGGAGCTTCGTTTCGTCACTCACGCTGATGGAGCCTGGTCCAATCGCGGGTCCGTGTCGCCGAAGTGCTCTGTGAGAGCCTCCACCAAGCCGCGCAGCCGCGCCGCTTCGCGCTCTTCCGGCGTCATGTGGTCGACGAGTGGGAGCAACGGCGGCAGCGAGAAGAACGTCGGATGGAAGTAGATCGTGCTCGTCGTCGGAAATACCGGCTGCTGCACGAAGGCGGCACCGAGAGCGATCATCATCGCCTTCAGCTTTTCGAAACTGTTCAGCTCGAAGGGGCTGTTGCTTTTGGTGAACTCGAAGTGGAACGGCTTCTCGACGTGGAACGGCTTCCCGTTGATGAAAATCTTCGCGGTCTCGTCGTTGGGCGGTGTCGGTTCGATGCTCATGCCGGTGGGACCTCTCGGGAGTTTGAGGGAAGAGCAGGGTGCTTCGGCAACGTCTGTCCCGCCGCCGGCACGTCGCGGCCGTTCGGAGGCAGGAACAACCCGATCGCCACCGCGCCGGAGTGATGGACGTTCTGCTCCACGGGACCGCCCTCGGGGTTCGATACGAGGGTATGTACGCGTTCGGTGTAGCCGTGTCGGGTCTTCTCGTACCAGATCAACGCGGTCATGTTGCCCTTGCGCATCTCACGGGCGAGGATCGCCCCGGAGGTGACCTTGCCGGCGGCCACACCCTTTTCGATCGGCTTGCGGAAATATTGATCGTAGTACTTCGCGAACGTCTTCTCGTCGATGTCGAGAATGAGGCACCACTCGCGGGTGGTGAGCGTGGGCACCAGGCTCGCCGTCACTTCGAATTGGCGGAGCTGCTCAGGGGTGGGGCAGTAGGGAGGCCGTCCCCGTCCACGTTTCGCGGGTACCGCAGCCTTGCCCCCCTGCTTCTTGCGTATCGGGTGCGTCTTTGCCCGCTTCTTCGCAGTACTGGTGGCGCGGTTCTTGGTCCGCGGTTTGGGGCGCTCGGTGGTCTGAGGCTGGCTCGGTGTCGTCGACCGTGCATCGTCAGGGCCCGGTTCCACCGATCGTGAACGCCCACGCGGCCGCCGCGCCGGGGCGGCCGCATCGCCTGGCGTCGGGTTGGGATCGTTTGGGGTGGCGTCGGGAGCATCGATCACGATGGGGACGGCTGAGACCGAACGTGCGCTTCTGGCACGTCTTATCGTACAACTCTGGGCCGAGTCGGCACAGACCGGCGCTTGCGCGCCAGATAGCAATCATCGATGGCGTGCCATCGTGATAGGCGCCGCGTGCTGTCGGACGCGACGGCCTCGACGTCATCGACGCTGAACCGTACATCCGGTGCGAAGGCGAACGACAGGGCCCGCGCATGCCAGACGGCGGTGAGCGTGACCGCGCCGGCGGCCATCGTGATGCGGTACCTGACGCCATCCTTCAGCCGGAGACGGGAGGTCATGGCTGACGCGACGGCGACGGCATCTCGGTATGCGTGCGCCCATCAAGCAGGGCCTTCTCGTGGGCGCGTGCGTCTGGATGGCCGCCGAGCTGCTTCAGGAAGTATGGCACGCCGGCCGTCTGGCACTGATCGCGCAGAGAACGCGCCCAGTCGAGTTCCATCGGCCGCGCATCGGCGCCGCTCTCACCCCCGGCAATCACCCAGTCCACACGGGGGAGAAGCCGCTCGCCGTCGAAACCCGCCGAGAGACAGTGGGCGTAGGGATCGTGCGGATTCTCAACGGTCAACAGGTCGAGCGGGCCGAGCAATGGCTCACAACTCAGAAAGTGCACAACGGATGGCACTTTCAACAACCAGGGGATACGTGTGGTCCACCGTTGATTCTCGACGCTGACGCCGAGCCACACGTTCGGGTACCCGTTGCCCCAGTCCGCCGGCAGGTGCTGGCGCATGCGCTCCGGCCGCTTGGTGAGGATCTGGTACGTCAGGTGCGGCGTGCGTCGGATAATATCCCAGGCTTCTTCGCGCCACGCGTCGGCGCCCTCGTGGAACCAGTCGGACCACGAACAGGTGAAGACCAACGCCGGGTCCTTCCACGTCAGCGGTGCCGTAAACCGAGTCTTGCTACGTACGACCGCCTCGAAGTCGCGACCGAATCGCTTGTGTTGGCGTTCTGCATAGCAGTGGGCGCAGCCTGGCGAAACCTTGGTGCACCCGGTCCAAGGATTCCAGGTGTGGTTTGTCCAGCCAATACCGGAGTCCTTACCCATGGGCGCGAAGCCTCGCGATCACGTCCCGACGCTTGCCAGCGTGGTAGAGCGGGACCGCCAATCGGTTGGCCCATCGTTGTGCACGCTTCTCAGCCCCACTGTCCGGGGCAATGATCCCGTCGTACGTGACGTCCGCGATCAGCGGATGGTGCGCCAGCACGTCCGAGTGCTGGACCTGACAGCGATGGATCAAGGCCGGCGCCACATCCGAGTGCGGGTCCAGCACCCACACGGTGCCGATGCCACGCTCGTTCAGCATGGTCGCGATCGACTTGAGCGTGAACAGCACATCGCCATGGGGGTTGATCCGGTCCTGCCGCGCGCCGGGGATCCACGGCAGGATCAGATCCGCGATGAAGCCGCCGCGATACACGACGGCATCGAGGTAGAACAAGGCCGCCGTGAAGTCCGCGAGCGACGTCGTGCGCAGCAGGTACGTGTGCGGCCCCGTGATGTCGGGATCCTTGAAGAGCGGCATCCCGTCCGGGTAGTAGGACGGCGTGATCGGTGACCACGTGCCGTCGTCGTTCAGTTTGCTCAGCATGAGGTGTGGTCTGATGTCATGCGTGCGGCCCTCCGATCGGGGCAGTAAGGTTCTGACGAAGGCGCCGGTACCGGAGCAAGAACTCCATGAACGCCTCCTCTGGCGCCCATGGGATGATGGGATCCTGGAGCGGCGTGATCCCCGCAATCATCGCCCACTCGTCGTCGTGGGTTGGCATGAGGTCCCGCTGCTCCGTGGCAAGCAACACCAGGTCTGCGTGCTTGATGCATGCCGGCAACGGCATCTCGATGCCGAATCGTTCGAATACCACCGCCTCGATCCGCTTCTCAATGACGCGGTACTCTGGGAGCAACCGCTTGAGCGGACTCGGCATGTCGCCGACGAACGCCTCAGCCGCATCGTGCAGCAACGCCGCAAGCGCATGCTCGGCCGGCACGATCCGCGAGACCATGACCGAGTGCTGGGCCACGGAGTAAAACGTGGCGGTGTGCCCGGCGAACCGGCACACGTTGGAGAGGCCGTGCGCGATGTCCTCGACGCAAAAGTCCGACTCCTCCGGCGTCAGGAAGTTGAGGTAGCAACCCGATTGCAACAGGATATCTGGCCGGGATTCGCGCGCGTTCCGCGCCACCGCTTCCATGGCCACGTTCATCGGGAGACCTCCACGGGGAGGACGTCTTTGAGGTGGTACTTCTCGGCGTATCGCAGGAACGCGTCCCGGTGCAGATCGCCAGGACGCATCTCGATCGAATGGCCGATCGTGCCGCCCTTCCACGACCCCTTGCGTGGTCCGACTTCCGCGCTGAACTGGATATCGAGCGAGCGCTTGATCATCGGCCGACGGAACCACGAGAGCCATCGACACCATCCCGTCCCGAACCGCCACTCGCGTTCTTCGATTTTGGTGGTCGCGGTGATCGGCTCGCCATCGTAGTCGAGGAACATGAACGTCACCGTCGGCGTGCGCTCCGCGATGGCCCGCTCGCGTTCCCAGCGTGACGAGCCAGTCCCAAGGCTCGTGTCCGCATCGTACACACTCGCGAGGTGTTCACCGGCGAGCCCGTACCAACTCTGCCGCACGTGCCGCCACTGCGTCCACGGCAAGAACGTTGACCAGCGCTGTTCAGTCAGGCTGTCATCGGTATCGCGTCCCCAGCAGATGTTGAAGTGCCCTTCGCACGAGTAAAACCCGTACCGACGGTTGTGCTCCTCGACGAAGTAGTTGCGACCCAGGTGCGCAACCGTCGCGGCGTCCCAGTTCGCGACCACGCGCTCGCGATACGGCGGGATGAGATCGGGGAGCTCGACGAGCACCGCCCACCCGAACCCGCGCAGGCTCAGGTGATTGCCGGGATACTCATCGTATCCTGAGTGGAGCATCACCTCGATCGTGCCCTTGCCACGCGCGATGGTGAACGGACCCCAGTGCCGGTCATGGTCGCTCCAGCGGCGGCGGCGCTTCATCGGGTGCCTCCTGGGCGAGAGAGGTGGATATCCGCGGCGCGCGCCTGTTCGCGCTGCTGCAATTCTCGGAGCGCGCGATTGGCGCGCCGGATCTGCGCAAGCGCGGCGATAAGCAGGATGATGCTCACTGCCGACATGATGGCGATGACAATCATCCCAGTTTCCCTCGCTGGGCGTTCGCCTTGGCGCGCTCTTCCGACATGGCCGCTTGCAGCGCCAGTGCCATAGGCTGCACGTAGTCGATCGCAAAACGGAGCTCGTCTTCTTCGCTCGCTAGCGGTGCTGCAACTGTGAGCGCCGCCGCCATGCACTCTTTATGAACATGGGTGGTGGTCTGCGGCACGGGATCGACATACAGCATCTCCACGCCGATCGTGATGCGACCACCGGTTTTCAGCGCGGCGACAATCGAACGACCGATCCGTTCATAGCCTTCGTTGTATTGCATGGATCACACCCCAGTGGGAAAGAGCAGCGCTCCGGCGCGCAGCAGCTTGCCGGGCTGTCGTTCAAGCAGTCCGAGACTGCTCAGCGTGGAGACGTTCTTTTCGTAGCCCGACGACGTCGGTGACTGGTCGGTGCGGTGCGCCAGCTCCACGAACGGGATCGCGGCGGGATATTCGGCGATCAACCGCGTCAGCATGCGTTGCTGGGGCGTCGACACGAACGGCATCCATGCCGCGTGGAGATCCTTGAGCGTCGGCACCTCGGTCACGACGGCCGCCTGGGCGTGGCCCGCGTTCGTCAGCGCGACCGTGCGATTGCCCTTCCGTTCGAGATAGCCCGCCGCACACAGCGTCGAGAGGTTCTTCTCAAAGCCGCTCGACTTGGGCGACTGGTTCGACCACACCGCCACATGTCCGTACGATGGCGTGTCCAGGCCGAGCGCCTCGCACTGCGCCATCACATCGAGCATGCGTTGCTGTGGACGGGACACCGACGCATCGCGGACAGCCGGCTGGGTGGTCGGCGGTGCCGTACGAGTGACGTTCGGCTCCGTTGCCTTCGCTCGCTCACGAGGCGTCGACGGTTCAGACGGCTTTGCGGATGCCGGCAACTTGACCGGCTCACGCTCGATCTCATCAAGGACCTTCCGCAGACGCGTGATGACAGAGGTGCGACCCCACCACTGCGCGGCCTCACGTTGCGCATCGTCCATCTGGTTGCCCACGGCAATGCCGCGGCTGTATTCGTCGCGCAGCATCGCCTGCACCTGCGCGTCGCTGATCCCCTGCACACCACGCGTCGCCTTAGCCCGGAGTTGCGCCTGCAGCTCGCGCACCCGCTGTTCCAGCGCCACGCGTTCGTCCAACTCCTTCGTCGCGAGGGCCGGCAGATCGCCGATCTGCGCCACCAGTGCTTGCACACTGGCGCTGGCGGGTGGGATCGACGCGCCCAGACTGTTGCTGTCCGGATGCCGCGTACGCACGGGGGCGGAGCGCACGGCCTGCACGCGTCCACCCATCGCGGGCCCGTAGGCGAAGAAGTCACCGGGTGCCAAGTCGCGGAGCTGCAGCCGGTGTTCCTTGTCCATCCCGAGTTCGTCACCGGCCCGCTTCATATCGACGTCGAGCCCCGTACGCCCGATCATCTTGTTCAGCAACTCGGCCGCAGCGTCCTTGTGCAGCTTCGAGATGCGCTGGGTGGCCAGCACGGCCGCAAACCCGCGCTTCCTCCCCTGCGTGCACAGCGCGATCACGGCGTCGGTACTCTGCGATTCGCCACTGCCACGTTCCGGGGCGAAGAGATGCGCCTCGTCCAACACGATCAACGCCGGCTTCCAGAGTGCGCGCGGCAGGGCCATCAGTTCCGTCAGGAACAGTTTCACGAACTCGCGCCGATCGGACAGCGAGAGATCGTAGAGATCGATGATGGCGGACGCGTTGGTCTCGACCAGGCGCCGACACAACACGCGCGCGACCTTGGGATGCGCGGGCACATCGCCATCCTTCCCCGCGAGCACGAAGCCGAACTCCTCCCGCAGCGTGCTGAATTCGCCTTCGGGGTCCAACACGAGCTGCAGGACCTTGCCGTGCGTCTGCTCCAGCAGCGCCCGCAGTGCATGCGACTTGCCGCCGCCAGAATTCGCCTGCACCAACAGACGGGTGCGGAGCAACGTCTCGAGCGAGACGGCGAGTCCAGCGGGCCGGTGGTCGAATCGGAGAACGGGCACACTATCCATTCGCCGTCCCCTCCAGATGCAGGACCACGACCTGGCGACGCTCTTCGACCGTGACGTGCTGGAGGACGCGGGTCACCGCGTCGGTGCGATGATCAAACAGCACCACCGCGGCATCATCGGGCAACGTCGCGAGCCGCTCACGCAGCGTCGCGACCGTGGCATGGGGAAGGGTCATCGGGCCGCCAGATCGCGGAGATAGCGAGGTTCGCGCTCCGGATAGTGCTGGTACCACAGCGCGCGCAGCGTGTCGGTGAGTGCAGCGTCGCTGATCTCCCGCAATCCCTGATGCCCACGCGCCGGCATCGGCGTCGGAACCGGTACCACCGCCTCGAACACCAATCCGAAGCGGCCCGGCCCGTAGTTGCCGAACGGGCGCTCCTCCTCGAACGCGCCCTGCGACACGAGGGTCTCGGTGCGCTCGCAGTGCTGCAGCATGCCGACGCCCACGATCGCGCCCAACGGGGCGCATTCCCGGAGCAGACGATCGGCGGGGTTCGCAAACCAGCCATCCGGCAACTGTGCACCGGCGATGTGGAGCCCGCTCCTGAGCGGGACGCTGTGCGAGAGCACCTCCAAGGCCTCGACGTTTCGCCCGGCGTGGATCGCCACCAATCCGGCCCACGAGGTGCGCCAGCTCCGCGTCTCCACGCGCTTGAGACCCGCGGCCATCAGCGTGGCCCACGGCTGATGCAGTGTCAGCATGAAGACGGGGCGATTAGGCACGGGACGCTCCCGCCGTCGGGGCAGGTGTCGAGGCCGGCGCCGCGGGGCGTGTGTCGACCCACGTGAGCACCGCCTCATCGGCGATGTCGTGCACCAGGCGCCGGCCCCGATGGACCGGGTCCCGGCCGACCGCGACCGCACACGCCTGCCACTGCATCTCCACCAGTGCACTGGTGAGGTCTCGCACCGCGGACATCCATCGCTCCACGAACGGTCGGGCGCCGCGCGGCATCGACATCTCTTGCGAGACCCGGCGCCCCACGATCCACGCGACGCCATCGAGAACGTCGCAAGGGATGCCCACCGTCAGGCAGGCGCTGATCGTCGACTGCAGGGCCGTGGCCGCGATGGCGATCTCGCACGTCGGCACACCCGGCGGGACCCGGAAGCGCGATTGCTCCTCCGGGGTGGGCGGCACCATCGGCATCGTGCAGGTGATCACGATCTGGTTCGCCGCAATCGTCGCGCCGAATCGCAGATGCGGCAGCCGATTGCCCAAATGCAGGGGCACCTTCCACGCCACCGGCGAATCCTTCTCGAACAGGGCGGCGACCAAACGCTCTGGATGGTCGAACGGGAGTTCCGGCTCCGGTGCTGGATCCGGCTTCTTCGGCGCCGTGGCATTGCGGCTGGCCGCGCTGGCATTGCTCATACAGTCCTCGGGGGAATGACCGTGGTGGAGGTCGGGGTGGAACGGGATGAAGTGCGGGCGGTGGAGCGTGCGGTGGTGCGTGGCGCGGACCGTTCGCGCGGTGTCAGTTCTCGCGTACAGGTCCACCCACGCCGAAACAGATACAGCCACAGCGTGTGCTTCTTGAGCGTCATCGGCTTGCCATCCCGCCGTGGGCGTTGCGCGCGAGCGACGACCCCCTTGAACGGCGCGAGCGCGTCCCGCTTGGTGAAGCCGGTGTGTCGCACCTTCCCCGCGGCATCGCGCACGACATAGACGGCCCGCAAGCGACTCGGGTGCGCGACGGCATCCCTCACGACCGGAGTTACCACGTGGGCCAGATGCTGAGGTAGTCGACCGTGGGTTCGCCGTGCGCGATCGCTTCGAGTGACGAAAACGCCACACTCGGCACGAGGTCGCGATCACGTTCCCGAAACGACACGGGCTCCAGCCGCGCGACGCGCGCGACGTCCTCGATGATCCACACCCGCTCGCGTCGGAGATCGACGCAGAAGAACGCGACCATGGCGCCCATGCGGCGGAGGTCCACGAGCAGCTGCGCCTGGCGCTTCAAGCGCTCACGATCCTTGAGAGCCCGCTGGGCCACCTTCACCGGGGTGTCCGGCTTGGGAAGCGCCGCCGGCTCGAGCTTCGTCGCGCCCGTGCAGCCTTTGAGATCGAACGCGAGCATCAGCCCGCGCGGCGACAGCGCCCCGACATAGTCGACAAACGCGCCGCCGCTGTAGCGTAGCGCCGTCGGCGGGCCGACCGTCGGCGCGTGCTGCTTGACCACGGTCGCGCGTCCGAGTTCGGCGTAGCGCTGGTGCGTGCGTTCGAACAGCGCTTCCGACGTTTGGCCGCCTTGCTGCTGCGCCAACGCTTTCACGTCGCGCGACAGGGGCACCGAACGCGCCAGGCGTGGGCTCATCGCGCACCCGGTGGCGCCGACTCCATCAGCGCCGCGAGCGCACTGATTGGCGGACGCTGCGTGAATTCGCCGATGAAGATGGTGCGCTTCTCTTCCTTCCGTACACAGGTGGTCACGTAGCCCATCTTCGCCGTGCCGTCTTCCTTCGTGCCGATCTGCCGATACTCCTGCGCATGCCGTTCGAGCGTGACCTCTTCCACGATGGTCACGATGAATCGCCGGCCGGCCTCAGACTCCGGGCGCAGTGTTTCGCCGGTCGCGCTCATGCTCGCTCTCCGGTGTGGCGGTGTTTGGCCGCACGACGCACCCGCTTCGCTTCCGCGGCCGCGACCCGTGCGTGGTCAGCGTCGGTCGTCGGCACCCGCGTCGCGCGCAGGTGCTTCGGCCGGCCGTGATTCCGGGGGCGCGGATCGCTCCCCGGATCGTAGTAACGACGGCGTCTCACGCGCGGACGCCGGTGACGCGCACGTCGACCTGGCGGATCACCGCCGCCGCCACCCCACTCGCGAGCTGTCGGTCGCGGGCGCGACGACGACTGATGGCGCTGTCGAGGATGACGCCATGCTCGCGGTCTACCACCACCCAGATCCGCTGTCTCGCCACGAGGCGATTGAGCGCGGTGGCCGACAACGGACGCACGGTGGGCAACGTTTTCGATCGCGCGGTTTTGGCAGGCATGATCAGTCCTCAGGTGGATGCGGCAGTCGGTTCGTCGTCGTCGATGGCCGCATCATCGGCGTACGGGGTGGCGTCACGCGCCACGTCAGCGTGGACATCAGCGGCGGCGTCAGCGGCGGCGTCCGCGAGCACGTCACCGAGGGACTGCGCCGGGGGATCGTCGTCGTCATCAAGGAGCTCCGCATCGTCCGTCGTGCCGTGCTCCGTGGGCGCCGGCGCGGTCCCTTCGCGCAACGGGAGATCCAGCCACGCGTCGGAGGTCGGATCGTTCGGATCACCGAGCGGCAGCTCTTCGATCTCCGCTTCGGGGATGTCGGCGTTCAGATCCACGGCGGGCGCTGACAACGCCAGGCGCTCACGGACCGCATCCGCATCGAATGGGCCTTCCCCGATGATCGGCCCGTCGTCGACATCCGTGGCCACTCGCGCTGCGTCATCCGTCGGGGCCGGCGGCGTGCTCGGCGTGTCCAACGGGATCTCCGTCTGCGGATTGTCCATGGTGCGAAGCCGCGCCTCGAGGCGCCGATAGTCTTCGGCGCGCTTCCGCGTCGCCGAGATGCCGTCGGCATCCACGAGACAGTCGGTCTGTTCGTCGGCAATACTTTCGATGTCGCCGATCATGATCAGGCAGCCAGTGCGCAGCGCGGTACGATGGCCAAAGGACAGTTGGACCTCGTCGCTGTTCGGGCCCTCGGGCGCATCCAGGAAGCGCACCGCCTCTTCGGCGTATCCGATCAACTCGTGGGCCTCACTCTCCCCTTCGGTGAGATAGGCCTTCTTTGCCGCGGCCTTCGCGGACTTCGCGACGCTCTGCGTTTCTTTGCTCGCCAATTTGAGCAACTGCCGCTCAAACGGCGTGAACACCAGGATGGACATCAGGACGCCTCAGACAGGGGGAAGGGGATCAGGGACGAGGACAGCACCAGCGCATGCAGCGCGCGGGTCGGGGTGAAGAGCTGATGCGAGCGACCGCGCAGGCCACCGCGCCGCGCGGGGCGCTGGCGCACCGATCGGTCGGCGATCGAGGCCCGCACGCGGCGACGCCACGCGGGCTCGTGCGCGACGTGCAGCAAGCCCTCGCCCACCAGTTCGGCCAACACCCGGGCGACCGTATCGCGAGACGCCGGACGCTGGGTCACGAGGAAGGCCCGCAGCTCCGCCATGGTGCGCCCCTCCGGGCTGATGGCCATCAGCGCGATCACCTGTTTGCGCACGAGGGGACGCAGGGGCCGCGTATCGCGTCGGGGCATTCATACCCATCCGGTGCGAACGCGAAACCGTTCGATGAAGCGCTGCACCGCGGCGCGCAGGCGATCGCGTGCCAGCAACCACGCCAGTGTCATCCGCGGGAACGCGGACCGCTTCGCCGCGGCCACATGCAGTGCGAGGCGATCTGCACCGGTGACGAGTTGGTCGGCATACGCCTGCAGCAACGGGCTCGCATGGGTGAGCATCGCCTGGCAATCACGCGCCGACCACTGCGTCCACGGGCCGATCTCCTCGCGGCCGAACCATGTGGCGACCAGCGCATTCGTGCTCTGGCGCGCCATCTCACGCGTGGCGCCCGTCTCCTGCCGCGCTCTCCACAACGCGTGAAACACCCGGTTGGCTTGATCCCGGAAGGCCCAGAGCGACGCGAGCTCCCACTGCCAGGCGCGCCCCTGCGCATCGAGCACCGCGCCGCGACGGGCGGCGAGCCCGCAGGGATCGCACCGCACGAACGCGACGGCGCGCTCGGCGTCGTTCACCACCACATGAGTGGCGTGCCGACGGCACTGCGGGCACCGGGGGACCTCCAGCTTCTGGCTCATCGCCACCGCCGCGCGGTCGCCCGCGCTACAGCCGCCAGCCGCTCGCGAAGGTGCGAGGGGAGGGGATAGGACCGAGCCGTTCGGGCATGGATCCGACGTTCCACGTCACGGAGCCACGTCGCCGCCGCGTGCCCGAGGATCACGACCATGGCCATCGCCACGGCCTCGCCAAACCACGGCGCCATGGTGAGTCCCAGAGACTCAGGCATCATGGCGTCCAACGAAGGGAGTGCGCTTCTGGCACGGGGCAACGGAGCATTGCGGCGAGCGGGTCGGGGGATGGGGCGTCGCGGTGGTGGCACGACACGGACTCGGGACGCCCCGAACATGTGCGCGGCGTGCCAAAAGCGCAAGCCTCGTGTTATTCAGATAGGACAGGGACGACACTCGGCGCGTCCAGCAGATCGAAGAGCGAAGGGGTCGAGCGCTTCTCATCGGCGGCCTGCAGGTGCCACACGCCATCATGCCAGTAGGGCTCCGAGAGTTCGATGCCGAAGCCGCGTCGCTGCAACGCCACCGCGCGCAGCGGCACGGTCATCAGCCCGCCAAACGGGTCGAGCACCACGTCACCGGGGTTCGAGAACCGTCCGATGAGGCGATCGACGATATCAAACTGCAGCGGGCAAATGTGCATTTCCTTGCCCGCCGCATACTGCGCCCCGTTGAGCGTGCGCATGCGGGTGACATCGGTCCACACATCGTCGAGATGACTCGTCGGCTGCAGCAGCATGAACGACGGTGGCAGTTGGCCGGCGCGGTCACGCGCCTCCGCGATCGCCACAGTATGGTCGTGATCGTACACCGTCGTCTCGGAGTACTCGCGAAAGCGCTGGAAGGCATCGCCCGCGGCGACGCCGACCAGATCGTCCGGTGTCAGCAGTCGGTTGCCACTGGAGCGCCACATCCCATGGGCGTCAAACTGCCAGCGCGCGCGCGAGTACTCCGCCTTGTCTTTCGTGACCCGGACGTCGGCATAGCCGTTGCTCGCGTCGGTCGGTGGCTTTCGGAACAGGAGCACATACTCCGGCAGGCCGACCGACATCTTCGCCCCGTCCTTGCATTGCTCCGACCACCCCAGCCGATACGTCTGCGCGTTCTCACGCACGACGTCGGTCACGACGGTGATCATGCCCATGTACGCGAACCCATGCCGACGATAGTGCAAGATCGCATCCGCATGGAACGGGGACACCGTCTGGAAGCTCCACTTGTCGAGACCGCCCGGCCGAATTCGGTCCTTGACGTGCACCGCGAGTACTCGACCAGGTTGGAGGACTCTCAGCAGCTCCGGTGCCAGAAAGTCCATCTGCTGCCAGAAGTGGGTGTCGTCGTCGGTGTGCCCGAAATCGTTGTAGCTCGGCGAGTACTCGTACTGCGTGCCGAAGGGAATGCTGGTGACGATCAGCCCCACGCTATCGGTCGCCATCTGCGCCGTCTCTACCACACAGTCATTGCGCACGGCCGTCCACCCGTCTCCGGTCGCGACGTCGCGCGTGACCCCGATCGAGCGCACGAGCTTCTGTCGCGCGTCCACGGAGTTGAGGCCATATTCGCGGATGATCTCGCTCATCCGGGCCATCATCGCATCGTGGTTCCGCCACTTGGTTTCGAGCACGCGACGGACACCCGCCTCCGCATCGGCGAAGATGATGTCGATCGTCACCTCGCCCGGCTGCAAGTAGCGCCATACGCGGTGAATGGCTTGGATGAACTCATTGAACTTGAAGCCGATCCCCGCGAAGATCGCCCAGTGGCAGTGCCGCTGAAAGTTCACCCCGCTGCCTAACATCACGGGCTTGGCCGCGATGCGTGCCACCTGCCCATCGGCAAACGCGCGGATGTGCGCCTCGCGTTCGTCGAGGTCCTGTGAGCCGTAAACCGTGACGACACCGGGGATCTGCGCCTCGATCGCCCGACGCTCATCCTCGAGATCGTGCCAGACAATCACGTGATCGTCGGGACGCGATTCAATCAGCTCGGCCACCTTGCCAATGCGCGCGTCCAGCGTCGATCGCTTCACCGCCGCGGAGTCCTGCACGCCGATCGCGGCATCGCGCAGGAGTTTCCCCTGTCCATCCCGTTCGGTACCGGCGCTGGAATGATCCGCGGCGACGGTGTGCCAGTTGACCGTCAGCGGCGGCAACTCATAGCCGTCGGCCGGAAATCCAAGATCGGCCGGCGACTGCAGGAATACCGCCCACGTGTTCACCCAATACCAGAACTCTTGCTCCTTGTGGGGATACAGCGTCAGCTGGTCGGCTTTCTCGCTGTTGCGCTGGAAGAATCGGGTCTTCACTTCCCCGACGTCCATCACGCCGAGAAAGGCGGCATAGGCCGCGATCTCGATGTAATCGTTCGGCGCCGGCGTCGCCGTGGCCACGAAGCGGAATGGGATGCCGTCGGTGCGGATGCCACTCTCGCGATCATCACCCGCCAGGGTCGCCATGAAGGTCCGGAAGGTCTTGGTCCCGCCAAAGCCGCGCAGAATCGAGGCCTCGTCGAGCGCGACGGCGGTGAGTCCGGTGACATCGATCTTCCCCTCACGCACGCTCTCGTAGTTGGTCAGATACAACCCCGGCGCCGACATCTCGGCGGTCGTGCGAACGAACGTGAGTGCGGTGTCGATCATCGCCGCGTCGCGCAAGAATTCCTGCCGCACGCCGAGCGGCGCGATGATCAGCCCGCGCGCGTCGGGGACCGTCGCCAGCGTCAGGCGCATCGCCTCGAGCGTCATGATGGTCTTGCCAAGGCCAAACTTGGCAAAGATCGCGCGACGGCCACCACGGACGGCCCATTCGATGATGGCGCGCTGGTGCGGCTTGCAGAGCGGGTGCACATCGCCCGGCGTGATCGGACGGCCACGCTCCGACTCGCGGAGTACTTTCGCCTCCAGGAACGCGCGGTAGTCGGTCAGCATCGATCGTGAATTGGTGGAGATCATGCGACGCGCTCATCAGCCGCGAGCTCGCCAACGTTGGCCCGCACGATCGCTGCTGCGACGGGTGGGCAAACGGAGTTGCCGCACATGCGGACTTGTGCCGTCTTCGTCATCGGTCCGGTCTTTTTTGTGGTGGGATTGGTGAAGGGAATGTCGATCGTGTACGTGTCTGGGAACCCCTGCGCGCGGTACAGCTCACGTGGCGCAAGCATGCGCATACCGATATCGCTGATGGCGTAGTCCTGCCCGTCGACGGTCACGAGCCCAAACCGTTCCTTGCTGGTCACGGTGCGCACGGGATCGAACAGCGACCCGCCGTCTTTCTCGTTCCCGTAGTACGCCACGAGGAACGCGCGCACCTCGGCATGATGGGTGCCGCCGGCCGAGATCGTGCGCAGGGGCGCGTCGAGTGGGTCGCCGTGTTGGTGCGACGGATCGCCACCGCGCAGCGCCACGAGAGACGACGCCACCACGGCGTTGTGATCGGTCGAGGTGACGGTCGGCAGCGGGTCGAACAGTGACGCGGCCTGCACCTCGCCGGGCTTGCGTTCGCCGTAGTGCTTCGCGAGGAATGCGGACACGAGGCCAAAACGATTCGAGGTGTCCTGCACGGCGAGCGGCGTGTCCAGCTCACGTGCGCGATCGTCGCCCGGTCGCCTCGGTGAGTGATACTCCGCCAGCGTCGGCGCGACCAGCGCGAACCCTGGCGCCGCCGTGATGGTGCGGACGGGTTCGTCCGGGCCCCACACATTCGGTCCCCGACCCGTCGTCTTGCCGTTGGCCGTGTTCACGATGGTCGGCGCCACCAGTGCGAACCCGCCACCCTTCGGATGCGCGGTCACCGTCCGCATCGGTCGATCGATCGAGATGGGCGCATCCCCAGACGACGCGTTCTGCACCTGCACGATGAACGGCCGCTGGCTTTCGAGCACGTATCGGCGCAGCCCGGCCGCAACGCGCTTCAGGGTGTTCACGGCCAGCGGCCGCTTGCGCTCGAAGATGCTCGGGCACGGAATCGACCAGTCGATGCACTCGGCCGCGGTCCGCCACGGCAACGGGCGGTTCGGCCCATGCGTCGGCGCCGGCCACACAATCGGCTGCCCATCACATCGCGCGATCAGGAAGAGTCGACGACGAATCGTCGGCGCCCCGTAGTCGCAGGCGCGGAGCATCTTGTGATCGACGACGTACCCGAGTCGTTCAAGACGACGCTTGAACGACCGGAAATGCTTCCCCTTGCGATCTGGGCATGGCCGCTGCGTGTCCGCCAACACCGGGCCCCACGTGGTAAACTCTTCGACATTCTCCAGGACGATCACGCGCGGCTTGACTGCTGCGGCCCAGCGAACGGCGACCCAGGCGAGGCCACGCACGCGCTTCGACACCGGCTTGCCGCCCTTCGCCTTCGAGAAGTGACGGCAATCGGGACTGAGCCACATCAAGCCAACCGGTCGACCCTTCGTCGCCTCGTGCGGATCAACCTTCCACACGTCTTCCCGGTAGTGCTTCGAGTGGGCGTGATTCGCCTCGTGCAAGGCGATCGCTTCAGCGTCATGGTTGATGGCCACGTCTGGCGACCGGCCGAGCGCCAACTCGATACCGAGCGACGCGCCGCCACCGCCGGCGAACGAGTCGATGATTATCTCGGCGCTCACAGCAGGGTCTCCATGGGCGCTGCTTCCGCGGTAATCGCTCCGCGGCCGAGCATGTCACGCGCCCACGCGGGGAGGTCGCGATCCTCGATCCAGCCCCACTTCGCCGTGCGATCGTAGAGGCGCTCCATCTCGCGATCGCTGATGCCGATGGAGCCGACACCCGGCACAGCGAACGCAATCGCATGATGGGCATCCCACTGACCGGCGGCGTCCTTGGGACCCTCGCGCTCGAACCAGAACGCGCGCGCGCCAGGCCATCGCTCTTTCTTGGACGCCAGAGAGTGGCTCGGCGCCTTCGCGCGAAACTCTTCGGCGTCGATCCCCCGCGCGAACAATCCGAACGAGGCCGGCGACGCGATCTCGGTCTTGTTCGCGACCCATCGCTGCGCGGCTTCTGGGATCGCCTCGAGCGTGACCCCGAGCAGCGCGCGGGCGTAGTCGGCGATATAGGCGTCGGCGGCTTCCGAATCTTCGGACGCCAGTTTGAAGATCGCCGGCTTGTGTCGCGCAAAAACCTTCAGGGCCTCGCGCGTCGCGGTCGCGAGCGCCTTACCAGGAATAAACGTCACGTGGTAGCTCCCGTCGTGGCACCTGTCGTCTCGGGCATCGCGAAGTCGATGCCCTTTTCTCGACAGAACTCGATCCATTCCGCCGCGCCGCGTCGGGCGTAGCGAATGGCCTCTCCCACCTCCGCGGCGGTCATGCCGGGCGGCAGGACGCGCTGGCTGTCGGCCGCGCTCGCCGGCCCAGACGCCGGGGCGCTCTGCCGTCGGCGTTCGGCTTTCTCGACGAAGATCAGCACGACCTGCGGCGTGATTTTCTGCCCGTCGTCGCCGTCGAGCAGCTCGTGAATCCCCTCGTCGATCGCCTCCCACGAGACCGGCCGCATGCCGCTGGTGCTGAGGCCTTGGTGCCAGCCGACCATCCGGCTGACCAAGCGTGGCCAGCGCTCGGACGGGGTCCCGAGCTCGTCGAGCAGTCGACGAATCGCCGCCCTCGCCCCGGGGTGGGGCACCGACGCGACGGCCTCGTCGAGGCTCGCCGCGAACTGCGCTCGTCGGGCGAGCATCACGGGGTCGGTGATGCCCTGCTGGGCGACGACGGGGTCGGCGACGGCCAGAGGGTGCGCTTCTGGCACGGCCGGTGGCGCGCCGGCCGACGGGATCGGCAGGTCGGGTGGCGGTGCGGTTCGCGGTTCGGGGGACGCTGGCGTCCCCCCGCTGTTCGGCGGCGGAGGGGGCCCACCACCGCCAGGTGGTGGGGGAGGAAAAGCAGTAGCAACAGCAACAGCAGATGAAGGGGGTATACCGAAGGGTATGCCCGAGGGTATCAGATTGGGTATCCGCGCAGGTATAGAGGGTATGTGTGAGGGTATCTGTGCAGGTATTGCGTTTTGTTCTGTTGAGGGTATCGACGACCTCGTGAATCTTCCGCTCTCAAACCCTTCGAAGAGCGCACCAAGGGTATCAACGCCGCAATTCGCCAGTACATCAGCTACGGGTATCGCTCCGCTACCTACGTCAAGATGGTGTTCCCGACAGAGCAGCATGACGTTGCCTGGCTCGTACTTTCCGTGATGGCGCCCCGACACGATCCTGTGCAGCTCGAGCGGAGAAGTCGCACCGCAGACCAGGCAGCCCCCGTACTTGAGTAGAAGAAAGTTGTAGAGCTGTCCATTGCGTCCTGCGCGTGCCTTCGGCGGATCAGAGCCCGGCGCGTTGCTCTGACCTCCGCCGGCTGCTGCGGCGTTGCGCTTCGCCTCGTCGCGGACCATGCGACGCGAGAATACGGTGCCGTTCTCAGACTGAGACAGGACGCGCTTTTGGAGGAGCTCTCTCAGCAGCCGCCGATACTCGGATGCCGGGATGCCCACAGCAGCACAGGCCTCGTCGTCAGAAAGGGCTGCTCCGGCAACCGAGAGATGGCCGTACGGCTCGCCATCATGCATCACGCACATGAGCTCAATGAGGAGCCCGCGGGCTGCCACGGAGCATGTTCTGAGCGCGAGATCTCGACGCCAGTCGCCTGGATAGAACTGGAATGATGGCCGCTTTTGCTTATCGGCCAGACCGTGACCGCTGCTCATAGATCGTCGATCAGGTACACATCCCGAAACATCTCGGCGCGGAACCAGTCATCCGCGTTGGTGCCCCGATGCGCCAGCGCGTTCGCCACGGAGAGTTCGCGCCGCAGTAGTAGAATCTCTTTGAGCAGACGGTCCTGCTCGGCACCCTCGAATTCTTTCCGGACCAACGGGAGATAGTGAAGCACATGTGCTTCCTTCTCCTCATCGGACGGCTTGTCAGCGGCGAGGTCCCTATCCGTCACAGCTACCTCCGAACAGCAAAAGCGCCCCGGACCCTCGGTGAGCCCCCCTCCCAACGCGAAAGCGTCGAAAAGGGCCGAGGGTCGCGGGGCGCCGATGGCGACACGGACAGATCCAGTGGGCTCAGAACCGGACGGGCGAACGTATGATGATCGTGCCAAAAGCGCAAGAACGGTCTCTCTTTACGCATCATCGCGCAGCGCGTCCAGCGGCACACAGATCGGCGCCCAGTGGGATTCGTTCGCGTGGAGCGCGTGCAGCGGGTGCACCAAGCCCAATCGGATCAGGTCATCGCGGATCTGCGTTGGCGTGACCGGCCGACCGCGGCGCGGGGCCGTCGACTGCAGTGCGATCAGCACGCAGCGAAGCGCCACGTCGTTGCTGACGGCGGCGCCATGGTACACCGCCTGCTCGGCGATCAACAGGATCGCGCGCTGCGCAGCGTCGCCGAGCTCCGGCCAGTGTGGGTGAGCGGTGAGGGCGGACTCGCAGGCGGTGGTGAGACGGTCTCGCAACTGGCGCAGCGCGACCACCCGCCGATTCTTTCGATAGAGTGCTTCCTCCTGCTCATCGAAGGCCGTCAGGTCGGCGGCCCGCGCCTCTTGCCGGATAAAGGCAATGGACGCCTCGAGGATCGCCGCATCGTCGACGGCACCTGGCAGCTCGCTCATGCCGCTCGCCCCACCTTGACGCACACCAGCACCGTTTGCTGGTGGCTGACAATGTCCCGCTCGTCAGCCACCGTCAAAACGCCGGCCATCGTCCGCAGTCGCAGCGTGAGGGTGCGTGCCGCTTTGTCGAACACCATGTGATCGACCCACGGACGCAGTAGCGCCCGCAGCTCGGGTCCCGTCGCCATCGCACACCGGGCCACCAAGTCGCGACCCAACGCCACCAGGCGATCCAGCTGGGCGCGTGTCGACGCGACGCTGGTCTCCGCCGCCGGCGCGGCGTCCAGCGCCTCGAGCTCGGCGCGAATGGCATCCAGCCGGGGCTTCGCTTCCGCTGCCGATAGCGCCCCGCTTTCAATCGCACCCACCAAGCGCTGGCGACGCGTCTCCGCGCCCGTCCGCACCTTCCGGAGATCACGGGCGGGTCGCACGTCACGCGCCTGTACCCGCGCTGCGAAGGCCTGCTGAATCGCGGCGGGTGAGACCTCCGCGAGCACGTGCGCCCCGACGGCGCGAATCACCGCCGACTCCAGCAGGTGGGTCGTCACGCACGCGGCGCGCGGTGGACAGGCCCGTTCACGCCCCAACTGACACACGTAGAACCGTGAACGTCCTCCGGCCGCCAACCGGCTCCCAAGTCCGCCCCCCATCAACACGGACCCGCAGGTCGCACAGGTGACGAGCCCACGCACCCGATAGTCCGCCACATCCCCGCGGACTGGCGTTTGCCGGAGCTGCTGCTGGACCTGGTCGAAGATGTCGCGATCGACGAGCGGCGCGTGGGCATCCCACACCACGTACTCGGGCGTATGGCGCCGATAGTCGCCGCGCTCCATACGCACCGCCGTCCGCCGGCGCGCGGGGATGGCGCCGATGTAGGCATGATTCTCGAGCAGATTCCGCAGCGTCGCCACGTGCCACGGCTGCCGACCCTGTCGCGCGGCGGGCTGGGCGTTCATCCAGCGGCACAACGCGCGCATCGAATAGGCGCCCGAGGCATAGCGCGCAAACACCTCGCGCACCATCGCCACCTCGTCCTCTGGCCCGGGGACCAGTTTGATCTTCTCGCCGCGCGCCTTTGGCACGCCATGGTCGAGCACGCGCGCTTGCGCGGTGGGATACACCACGGCGCGACGATACGCGAACGGCGCGCGCGTCGCCCAGAACCCTTGTCGCGTCGTGCCAATGCGGCCGCGGGTGGAGTTGGCGCGCAGATTTGCCCGATACTTGCTGGCTTCCGCGCCGCCCACCGCGCGCATGATGTGCCGAATCGAGCGATCCTCGATCTCATCCCCTTCGGCAAAGCGTACGATCCATCCGTGGGCCTTGAGATGGAACCGCAGAGACGGGGCCTCGTCGGGGTCATCGAAGCGCCCGAATCGACTGTCGTTCAGCACCAGGACGTGCCCCGGCGCGTCAGGCCGCTGGGGGTGCTGCGCGCAGTAGTCCAACAGCGCGCGAAATCCAGGACGCTTGGCGACGGTAGCGCCGCTGAGTCCCGCGTCCTCAAACACGGTGCCGAGTGTGACCCGGAGGCGATCGGCCAGCGCCACGATCGCGGCACGCTGGTCTGCGAGCGACGTCTGGAATTCGCCCGCCTGCTGTTCGGACGAGACCCGCACGTAACCAATGGCGAGCGACATGGGGGAGTTCAGGCGACCAGGTTCATCGGAGGGGCGCCCTGATCCGCGCGCAGCGCGAGCGCAAACAGGACGTCAAAAAAGGGATCTAACGCGACGACGGCGGGAATGGTCTCTACCGCGGTTTCGATCGTGGCCGGGCGATTGGTGGCGGTCGTCGTCGCCACAGCCGGCCGCCGACGATGCTTCGAAGTATGTGCCATGGGGCGGCCTCAGGCGAGAAATCGCGTCGCGGGATCCAGTGCGACCACGCGCGCTGGCGTGCTCTCGGGGAGCACGGAGCCGTATGCGGTCTGCGCCAACCAGCGCATCCGCTCGTCGGCGTCACTGGCCAGGCATTCGGTGAACCACGCCTTGAACGTCTTAAAGCGCGCGCCTGCCTTCGTCGGATCGTTCCAGCGGTAGCCGTTCACGCTGAGCTGATCCTTCACTTCGAACGGCGCGCCGTGCGCGATGATTCGCACACGAGGTGCCAGCGCACTGGTGAGCAGCAGTTCGAAGGGCGTCTGCCCGTTCTCAAACGGTGTGGCCAGCACGTGCGCCGTGGCCGCGACATCTCGCCCGGCATCATGACCGCGAAAGTGTGCGTTGGTGTGATCCTGCAGCAGGCTGCCTAGTCGCGCGGACTCAAGGCCGCGCGTGCGCCACGGGATATCGTCGATCGAGCAGCCCCACCCATAGGCGCGCAGCAACGGGAACCGGCGCACCAGAATGGGCGCGTCAAACGCGGCCTTGTGAGCGATCAGCAATCGCGCGTCGCGGACGACGGCCAGAATCTCCGCGTCCGTGATGCGAGGGCGCCCGGCGAGTTGTTCGGGCGTGATGCCGTGCACCGCGAGGGCGCCTGCGCTGATGGGCCGTTTGGGCTCCTCCAGCGCCGTCCATGGACGGTCGACGCGTCGGATCGTGCCGCGGCGCGCGTCAAAGTGCACGCGCAGCAGCGCGACCTGGACGATCTCGTCGACCGTGACATCGTCGCCGGTGGTCTCGACGTCGGCGATCACCGCAATCTGTTCGTCCGCGGGATCCTCGAGCGGCCGATCGTCGTAGGTGCGGGCCCCGGCTTCGAACGGCGCCAAGACCCGATAGCCGGCGCGGGTGAGCGTCGCCGTCGCATGGTCGATCTCGTGGTCGTCGGTGAGATCGCACTCGTCCAAGAATGCTTGCACAGGGTCGATGGTCATCGCACTCCACCGAGCCACGAGGAATTGCACGGTGACGCCAGATCCGAGAGATCCGCCGGGCTGACTTCGGGGATGTGCTCGACGCGCGTGAGCCGGAGCATCCCCACCGTCAGACGCAACGTCGGTGGCGCGCCGTCCATCTGCTGCATCGGCACCCGCTTGCGCAGGGCGCCGTCGGCGGACACGTACACCGCCACATAGCGCATCCGCTGGCCACAGTCCATCGTCGGCACGGCGTCGCGCAGTCTTTGCGCTTTGCGCGCGAGCCGCTCCGACTCCTCGCGCTCGGCCAGGTCGTAGTCATCGCACACGCACGCCTGTTCGTCGCACCCGGCGCAGCGGTACGTCTCCATGATCGAGCTCATGGGTGCTCCATCGGTGAAGGGGCATCCAGCACGCGCGCGCCAAAGCGCTCACGCGCCCCCGGCGTGCCGTACGCGATTTGCTCCGCCATCAGCTGTTCGGCCAAGCGGTGCAGGAGCCGCACGAGATACCACCGCCGCGATCCGATGCGGCGATAGGGCAGCTGTGCGAACGGAATCTTGAGCAGCAGCTCGGGGCTGATGCCGACGACGCGCGCGGCATCGTCGGTTTGCACCGCCACCGGCGCGACTTCAATGGTGACGCGACCGCGCCGGGCGCGCACCATCGGCGCGTCCGGCGACAAGTCGCTGGTGGAGTCTGGGAAGGAGGGAGCGTCGATCATCGATCAGAACGGCAGATCGTCGTCGTCATCCAACAGCGCGTCCGGGAAGTCGCTGAAGTCGTCACCGCTCCCGCTGTTGCTGGCGCCCGTCTGCGCTTTCGCGTGCTGCCGATTGATCGCGCGCTGACCGCTCGCCTTCTGCGCGGACGCCGGCGCACTCGTTCCTGGCTCGCCCTCGTCGCGGCGCCCACCGAGCAACAGCAGCTCGCGCACCTTGATCTCGGTCACGGTGCGTTCGGTTTCGTCCTTATCGGTGTAGCGGCGATACTCGATCTCACCTTCAACGTAGAGCTTGGCGCCCTTGGTCACGTGGTCTGCGACAATGTCGGCCAACGTGTAGCGCCCTTGGTTCCACGCGATGCACCGATGCCATTCGGTCTTCTCCTGCTTGGCGCCGCTGCCATCCGTCCACTGACGCGACGTCGCGAGCGAGAACGCGGCGACACGGTTGCCGTTGGCGGTGGTGCGCACGTCGGGCGCGTTCCCGACATTGCCGATCAGCATCACGCGATTGAGCGAGCGGCTCATACGGCAGCTCCCGCTTCGACCGCGGCGTTGAGCGGCAGATCGTCATCATCGGGGAGTGGCGCCTCGTCGACTGGCGGCGTCGATGCCTCGGTGGCCACGCGATCTTCGATCACCAGATTCACCGCCGCGAGCAGACGCGCGCGGCCTTTGTCGATCGCGAGCTGTCGGATCGTGGCGAGCTGCTCGACCTCGCACTCGCCGAGCACCACCTCGCCACTCCGCAGCTTCACGCGTGTGGCGGCGGCCTCGCTCAGCGTGATGCTGTGTTCACTGACATCCGAACTCACGGACGACTGCGCCGATTCAACGGCACCCGGTGACGCGACCTCCGCGGCCGATTCCGCTGCGGGCTCGGCTTGCGCGTCATCTGGTACGTCGGGTGCAGATGCCTCGTCCGACGACTCGTGCTCGTCCGCGCTCGTGGCGGCCTCTTCGGCCTCGCGATCTGCGATCAGGAGTTCGGCCGCTCGCACAAACTCCGGACGGTCTTTGCTGCGCGCCCACACCAAGACACGGCGGAGATAATCCGTGTCGCACTCCCCCAAGATCGCCGTGCCCCCGTTGGGCTTCGGCATCTTCATGGCCGCCGCCTCGCCCAACGTCATCGCGTCGAGCGGATTTACCTTTACGCGCGGTGTGGCGCCGGACTGGAGCCACGAGGCCACCCGCACGCCAGGGCGATCAATGCGGATGTCGATGAGCTGCCCATCGAACAACCCCGTGCGATCTTTGGTGGCCGTTGCGATGTGCTGCATGTTCAGATCGAAGACGACGGAGAATTCAAACTCCATCCCTTCGCCGGTAATTGGCGCCATGCCGAGCTTCTCGACCACCTTCTTTCCGTTGCGCTCGGACTGGACATACTCGTGCCGCGAGCGCATGCACGCGATGATGTGGATCGGCGCGTGCAACACATGCGCGACGAACTTGCGGTGTTCTTCTTTGTACTTCTGCCAGAGCGCGAAGCCATTCACGTTGGGGCCACTGCGGCGCTCTTCGATCGTCTTGCGATCCAGGATCCCCCCAGACCCTTCCCACTGATGACTGATCGAATCGATCACCAACGCATCGTACCCGGCCGCGACGGCCGCATCGATGGCGTCCATGTACCGCTGGGAGGTGTAGGGCGGGGCGATATCGAGCGCGTCGAAATCGTACAGGTCGCCGTAGAGGGACGCGCTCTCGTTCTCGGTGTCGATGCACGCAATCCGCCCGTGCTCACCGACCAACTGCCGCCCGAACGCCAAAGCGTTGTCGGTCTTGCCGCTGCCGGCGGGTCCGGTGATGCCGATCTTGACCTTGACCTTCTCGCGCGTCGCCTTCTTGAACTGCAGTGTCATGCTGATGCCCTCGGGATGCTACGTGGTGTGGTGTGTGTTCGGTGCTGCTTTGTAGCGGACCTACATGTTCCCCATGCCTCGCCACGCCGCGCCAAGCCGAGCGACGCGGCGCCAAGGCTCGCCTAGCCTCGCCTGCCCAGCCACGCCGAGTGGTGGCGCTCTATGCGGCGGTCAAATCGGACAGCGCATCCCACGCGCTGCGCAACTCTTCCAGATGGCCGTACTTCCTCTGCAGAGCCGCCAGTTCGGTGAGCGCATCGCGAAGCAGCGTCTCACGCTGCTCGTCGTCGTCAAGCACCTGCATGATCGGTCGGTACGCACCAGACGACTCGCGATCCGAGGACAGCGAGACGAACGCGCGTACCGTGATCGGCGGACCATCTGGCCGCGGGACCATCGTCACCACCGCGCGCAGGTATTTCGCCGCCTGCGACTCTCGGTAGAGCTGTGCGGCCTCGTCGTTATCCCACAGGAACAGCGAGTGCAGAGCAGTCGCCTCGTTCGCGGCGAAGGCGACAATCTGCTTCGGCGTGATGGTGCCGCCGCTCTCCTCGACCAGCGCGGTCAGTTCTTCGCGACGACGCGCGGCAAGATCGCGAATCATGCGGACTGCTCCACGGTGAACGTGCCGAAGCCGAGACCCGCTGATTTCTTCGAGAACGGACGGCCTTCTCCCACGCCGACCTGCATCCCCGCGCGCATCAGCAGGTTGACGACATCCGTCGGCGTGAACTGATCGGCGTCGAAGAAGATCCGGACATCGGCAGCCCACTTACGCCACATCGGACGGGCACGAATGTCGACCACGCCCGTTGCGTTGCGGACCATCATCGTGGACATCTCAGGCTCATCGGCCAAGATCTTCACGAGCGGGGTGCCATCTTCGATATCAATGCCGTCCTCTTCACAGAACACGGCCATCTTGGCGCGCGTCATCTCGAACTGGACCAGACGACAGGCATCAATCATTGCGTTGCGAAACGCGGGGCACGGGATACCACACCATCCCTCCGCGCTTCGATGCTGCGCGGCCTTGAAGTCGGAGACGAAGTCGCGCGCGGGCTTCGCCTTCTTCCCCTTCGCCGTGCTCCCTTGTTCTTGGTTGTGCATTACATCGCCCTTCTTCCAGAACCGGTGCTGGAGATAGGGCGTCTTGCCGGTGATGCGCACCGCCAACGTTTGAAAATTGGGTCGCGTGATCGTGATCTGTTTCGCCAACGCGTGATCTTCGGCGTCGGTCGTGGGGGATTTCTTCGCCATCGGTTTGCTCCGTTGCGATCCGTGATCGCTCTGTGTGATCCGCCACCGGTTGTGGTCGGAGTACTGCGTGCATCCCGCGTCGCGTCGCGCCGCGCCTGGCCACGCCGCGCCTTGCCAAGCCGCGCCCGGCCAGGCCAAGCCTCTCCAGGCCAGGTCCCGCCTCGCCTGCCAAGCCGAGCCTTGCAGAGCCTTGCCCGGCCGCGCCAGGCCCGGCCGAGCCTAGCCATGCCTGCCTTGCCACTCCCGGCCAAGCCAGGGCTTGCCAAGGCTCGCCCAGTCTTGCCTGCCATGCCGCGACCCTTGCCGAGCCTAGCCTCGGGCGCCCTACCGAGAACCGAGTTCTCGTCCTACTTTCCATGCGGTGTGTTGGGGGTGTGAAACTCCTCGGGATGCACCGACAAATCCGCTCTGTGGTGGGGCGGTCCGTGCGGCTGGCGACTTCGGTTGCCGGCCGCACGTGTCGTTTGCTGGTGTGGTGTCCAACCGTGGATCTGTGGCACGAGCGCCATGCTGAAGGCCGGCGTCGTTGCGTTGCTCGCAATGCGGGTGCATCGTGCGGACGTGGACAGGCCCTGAAACGGGCTGCAGCGGTGTCTGGGGAGCGACCGCGACCACTATTGGCGCTCCGACGTCACGCGCGGTCCCGATCCTGCGCGGTCGAGCGCCAGCCCCCCGCTGTGCCTGTTCCCCCTTTCGAGGCGTCACCACCGCCACATGCCTTCCCCCAAAGCCGTCCGGCCGGCCACCAAGACGCCAGCCCGCACCCACGAGTCCACGCGCTGCGGACCGCTCCAGCAAGCCATCGCGAATCGCGCGCGCATCGTCCTGAGTCTCTGCGACCAGCGCGCTGAAACCGCCCTCTCGCTGCCGGTCGTCGCGGCGGGCATGAGCCGCTATCTGGACCGCGCGGACTACCAAGAGCACTCGATGGTGAGTCGCCTGCTGCGTGCGCACCGGAACTGGCGACCCGAGCACCTGTACGCCCTGACCCAGTTCGCCACGGAGTTCGGCCTGATCGTCGACCCGGGTTGGCTGGCCTTCGGACCGGACAGTGATGCGAGCGTCCCCGTCGTGCCCGCGGATTGTCCGATGCGACCCGACACCACCCTGACGGGTCCCGATGGCCATCCGATCGTGCGCCGGAGCGGACGCACCCTCGCTCAGTTGATCCGCACACGAACCGGCGCCACCCGATCCCGCGCATGACATCGGCATCCGCATCACGCGCCCCCCGCGATGGCCGAGGACCGGTGCCGCAGGCGGCACGGCTGATCCTCCACCATGGTCCGGTAGAATTGGCGCCAATCCTCCGACACGACGGTCGGCGGATCCACGCGCTCATAGCCACGCACTTCCGCGACCCGTCTCGCGGGGACCGCCTGCATGACGGCTTCGGCCTTGAAACGCTCGTCGCCGCGCAGGGTCGGGCCGGTGCCATAGCCCGACATCCGCCGCAGCGCGTCGAAGCGCCGGACGAGGGGTTCGCGCAGCAGATAGCGGTTGTCGTAGACCTCGCCGTACAGGACCCCTCGAGCGATCCCGTCGAGGACACGGCCGCGGGACCAGCCCAACAGGCGCCCCGCCTCACTCAGCGCGATCAGTCTCTCCCCGTTGATCGCGCAGGGCGTCTCGTCGGCCCAGCGCGGGAGGAATGCCGCATACTCGACGCGGGTGAACGAGGCGGGATCGCGCGAGGGGCGACCGGTGCGCTGCCAAGCTCGGGACGCGCGCCGCTGCGCGAACTGCACCGACCACGCAGTATTGGCGCGGCACCACGCCGTCATCGTGAGCGGCGTGCCCATGCACGGCTCGTCGTACGGCACGCCGCGAAAGACGCCGCGTGGGACGTGGCCGGTGCGCACGCGCGCTTCAAGCGACCGGCGCGAAAACCGGATCTCGTCGTTCGTGAGCAGCCACTCGACGCCCCCCCACGTCAGCGCGTAGTGCAGCCGGACAGCCGGAATACCCAGCCGTCGGCAGACGACAGACTCCGACAGATGCTCGTCGTTCTGGGCAGGCATCAGACGGCGGTCTCCCGGTCGGCGTCCAAGCGGTGTCGGCATGGTCAGACAGCGCCCGAAGGGGCGACTGCGGCTGCGCGCGCGGCATTCGCCCGCTCCGCTTCTCGTTCGGCTGCCACGCGCTCGGCGTCTTCGCGATGGACAAACAGCAAATTGCCCACCATCTGGCCCCGGATTTCCTCCCGCGCAACCATCGCTACGACGGTCGGGCGACTGACGCCAATCAACCTTGCAGCGTCCTGTCCCCGCATCAGATGGTCAAGCATCTTGCGCTGTTCTGTGTCGCTCATAGGCTTCCCGTGGTTGCGCGTGCGTTTCGGGATGAAAGGCCCGCACTAGCGTTCGGGTACACCTTATACCATCAACATTCGCGTGTCAAGCGAAACTTTCGCACTCTATAGGTATCCGCGCTTCCGCGATGAGCTCCGTGGCGGGATGGAGCGACAAAAGGTGACTGGTAGAGCCCTCGCCGCCGAGTGTGATGTTGGAGAGCAGGCGGTCAGCGCCTGGCGTGCGGGGCGTTACCGTCCGCCCATCGATCGACTGAAGATCATCGAGCGAATGTTGAGCGTGCCACTAGAAGCATTGCTGGCAGATGATCTCTATGAGGCGGGGGAGGTCCACACGCCGCGGCCCGTTCACGAGCCCAAGGCTCGCTACGGCGTTGAGCAGGCCGTGATGATCGCGCTGGCCAGCAATGCCGTTTCCGTCAACCGAAGCTTGAAGTCGGCGCTCGCGATCAGCGAAGAACTACTATCCGACGTGACCCGAGTGATCGCATCGCCGGCCGATCTGACAGACGCCCAGAGAAGTGCGGTGCTCGCTACGCTGCTACGATCGCGCGAAGCGCCGCCTGATTCAGCAGCTGGAGGTCAATGACACCATCCGCATCAAGTACCAAGAGCATTCCGTATAGCGCGCCCGGGGAGACAGCGACCGAACGCAGCTCCTTGGTCCCGGTGCAGTTCCACACGACGATCGTCCGGATTCGATCGCTCGGCACCACCACGAGTATTTCCCCGGGGGCAGCGAGCACCGGGGCGATCATTGAAAGTCTAACGTTCGCGATGTAGGCGACTGACGGGATGTGCATTTTGAAGGAGAGCCTATGAAGATTGTCCGTACATACACCGAAGGTGCGGCATTCTGAATCGTCTGGCAATCCCGCCAGCATCGCAGCATGTCGAAAACTGTGGATAGTGGGGGAAAGGATGAGACTGCTACTGGCTCTAGCTTTGATCGCCGTTCCACTCGGTGCTCAGGATCCCATCGGGCATCCGTCCAAGGTGAAGGGGAATCGTCGGCTGATCCTCACGTTCCCGCGCAACGCGGCGGGGCCGATCGGCCGCGGGGACACGCTGACCATGACCGAGATTGCCGGCGGCTGGGCGGTGAACGGCACGCCGATGGACTCTATCCTCGGCTTCCCGGCGCGCGAGGCGTGTAAAACCTGGTACACCGTGAAGAGCAAGAAGCGCAACGACACCGTCGTCATTATGCGATGCGCGCAGAATCGCGAGTACTTCTTCAAGTTGCCGCTTGACGACTCGCTGGCAGCGCGGGCGTTTCGCGCGGCGGTGACGGACTCAGCGAATCTAGCGGCCGTATATCTCGAACTCGAACAGAAACTCGTCGTATCGGTATTCAAGGGGCCGCTATCTTCGGTACCAATGGAACGACGAGTCCCGCTCCTGCGCACTGCGCGAGCGTCCGATGCCTCGCCGTTCTTCCGCGCGGAGTCATTCCAGTCGAAGACGTTCTTCGGAATTGACCTTGGGGCCTATCCGTCGGTCTATAACACCGCAAAACTATCGCAGAACCAGCGACTGTCTTCCGCGCTGCGCCAGTCGCTCCTCAACTACGTCAAGACATTTAAGTCCGCGTTGGGAGAGAACTCTGGCGTGGACGGCATCTGCCTAACGGTTGCGATCGGTCACCAGAACTTTGTCACGGCATACTCAAAGATCGAGTTCGATCTTCTGCGATTGTATCTGCCGAGCGCGCTCATCAACCGCTTCGCGGATGCGGAGATCACCGATCAAGAGCTGATCGATGGCGCGGTGGTCATGCTGAACGGCAACCGCAGCAAGGTCGTGATGGCGGACGGCGGGTGAGCCGATCCGACCGCCCGTTAATTGACCACTGATATGAGGCACCGACCGTGAATCCTGCTCTGATCGCCATCCTTGTGTTGATCGTGCTGATGGCGACGTTGGTCGCCATCGTGCGGCGCAATGCGTCGGAACCGCTCTTCGCGCCGAAGCGCATCGGTGTGATGCGTCAGGAATCCAGCGGACTCGAAGTCGAGGTACACGACGGCTGGAGCTGGCCGTGCTTCTGGCTCGGTGCCTTCTGGTACCTCAGCAAGGGAATGTGGGGCATCGCTCTCGTGTGGATCGCTCTCTCCATCGTCAGTTGGTCGACGCTCTGGTTCGTGGGCATGCTGTTCATGCCGGCAATCGCCAACCGCCAACTACGTGATCACCTGGGCGCGCGCGGGTACCGTCTGGTCACTGAACAAGCCCCGCCCCTAGTCACCACCCCCTGAAACGGGCTGCAGCGGCGGATGCGCTTTCCCGTGAAACTGGAGGTATGCGCGAATTGTCAGAGTCGGCGTAGACGCGATACCTCAGGAGGAACCAGACGGAGCACTGGCCGGGTCTCTTGAAAGTACAGGTCTTCGATCCGCTCTGGTATCTCTCCAAGCTCATGGGCAAGCTCTCCGGCCGAGTAGCCCAACTCCGACTTGAGCGTTTCGAGAACAGACTGCGTTAATTGCGGCTTGTCCGCCGGCTCTGCATAGGGCTCCTCCGTGCGCCATCCGCGCTGCGAGATCTGCTTGTACAGGCGATGTTGCTCGTCCTTAGAGATGATGTTCAAACGGGCCGCGTGCGTTACGCAGAACTGAGCAGAGACCCCATGGTCCACCTTCACGCGCAAGGCCTGTTGCAACGTGAGACCACGAAGCAGGGTGGCCGCAGTTGTGGCTGGCATGATGAACTCGGCCGCGAAACGATTGGCCTCCGTTTCCTGATCGTCGCTAGGATCTTGGTGAAGTACGAGGTGCGCCAGCTCATGAGCGAGCGTGAACGTGCGACGGTCCTTCGTCTGGTCCCCCCGTACAAACACAATGGGGAATCCGGTGAATGCGTGCACCGCCAACCCTTCGAACGAACGATCGACGTTCTCAAGCTCGACGATCAGAATTCCGGCCGCCTCCATCAACGTGGTGATTGATGTGATCACGCCAGGGCGAACCATCCACAGCTTCCGAAGTTCGCGAGCCGCAGCCTCTGGACTGAGATCGTCCATGCGTGAGCGTTCCGGAAGCGACATGGAGGGACGAATGTCGACGCTGCGCAGGAAGTGCAGCAGATGTAGCCGTCGGGCATTGAGCTCACTTTCAAGCCCGGCCATGGCTTTGGCGCCTATGCGACGCTGTATCCGGTACAGTCGATGAAACCCGAGATGTCGTACGGTTGGGTCACGATCAAAAAATCTCGGCGTCACGCGCGCCGCCGTCGCGAGACGGGCGGCGACGTCGCAGCTCGTCTCAGACACGGAACCGCCTTCGATGCGAGACACCAGGCTGACGCTCACATCTGCAAGCGCGGCGAGCTGGGTCTGCGTAAGCCCCTCGCGTTGCCGAGCGAGCAGGAGCATCTCGCCATTTACTCGCGCGCGGCCAGAGGAATCCTCCGCAGCATCGACGCTCACGAGTCTGTCCCGTCCTTCTCGTCCTTACGCTTGCCGCGACGATGCTCCGCTGCACGACTTGGCCGCACGACAGGCGGGCGGTGCGTGAAGGGAATCTCTGGGGCAACCTCGATCACGCGGGCGTCGCCATTCAGTGGCAACTGATAGCGACGGATCGCCGTCTCCTCGAACCACTCCAGCATCTCGAGACGCGTGATGGTGTTGGTGACGGGATCCAGATGGTACGAGTAGTCCACGCGCGGCAGTTGCGGCAGATCCGGTAGCGATTCCACCTCCCCGCCGAGATGGTACGCGAGCGACGTTTCGGTCGGATAGTTGCTTGGACGGCCGTCTCGATTCAGCCCCTTCACACGGACCACGGCAACACCTGGCCAGTGCAGATACTCCGCGTCGGGGTTGCCCGAGAAAATCGGGCGGAGCTCCAGCGACGACGTCCTCAACCTGCCCCTGATGAGGCACGTGAGATTCTGCTTCATCGCGCTCGTCGTCAACCGCAAACGAAGAGCAGGTGGTACCTCGCCTTCAGATTTCATGGCGGCGTCGACCAGTTCGGCCTCCACCGATCGCACGTTCTTGCACCACCCCAGGACAAAATCCACGCACCACCTCCGAGCGGAAAAGGATGCGGAAAACTTCGTCGGTTTTTTTCAGCGCGTCAACAGTAGTTTTGTAAGTCACTTTCTTCCAACGACATAGAGAGAAAGTGTCTAACCTTCATAGACACAGTTACCGGTTACTTTGTCGACTTCTGAGATTCATTCCTGGAGCACCGTCATCACTCGCCCGTGACTCCGTCGGATCTCTTCAACGCGCTCGAGCCATGCTATACGGGCGTCGGGAATGCGCTTCTCACCGGAGAGCCAGTCGCTCACCAGGCTGTGATCCACCCCGATCGTGCGCGCCAACGCCACCACGCCGAGCCCGGCGTCAGTTGCGAGAGTAGAGAGCCGGGTCCGGGCGCGATCGTGGCGCTGCGTGTCACGTGGCGCGTCGTCGACCGATCGCGCGCAGGCCTCGGCCAGCGCTTCGCGCTCGTCCGGTGACCAGACCGCCTCGGCGTCTGACAGCGCGTCCATGGCCGCGCGTGCGACACGCAGCGGCACTGCCGACGAATCCGCACGGATCGCGCGGAGCGCTTGCACGGCGGCGCGCATGGCCGCCGGAGATTTCCCGGCGACCAGTTGCATGAGCTCTCGATCGGTCACAGCTGCCAGTCCGTCGGGTCCTCGCCGATACTGACGAGATACTCCCGCAGGCAGGCATCGTGGTCCCACGTCCACTCGTGCGGGCTGTGCTCGTCGACCGGGTCGACCTCGCCGCTCTCGACGGCGTAGCGGTAGGCGTACTCAGTCCAGCCCTTCCAACTGGCCACCGGACCCCAATCCCAGTCTTCGGTCCCGTTGAGCGCCTGCTCGGCGTCTGCCAAGGTGGCGAATTTGTCGCGCGTACGGATCGTCTTCGGCATAGTCGCATCTCCGGGCAGTGCCCAGTGAGAGGTGGTATCAGTGGTCAACGGCACCGATGAGAAAAATCTACGTGAAGGTCTGACAGTGCGGGTTATCGTCGCACCACGATCGCGATCTCATCGTCCTGCAGCACGATCGAGCGCGCGACCTCGCGCGCATCAATGCGCGCCAGATCCTCAAGCAGCCAGTCCGCGGTCACCTTCGGTACGGGCTCGCCACCCAACCACGCCTGGACAGCTTGGTAGCTGCGGCCGGCCAAAATCTTCCGAGCGAGCTGTCGCTGGGAGAACCGCTCGCCAGCGTGCGGCGCCGGCATCGTGCCGCCTTTCGAGTCGCCTTCGGTCTCGCGCACCAGGGCAGCGAGCACAGTCAACGCGGCGGGTGTCGGGGGCCGTTCAGGTTGGGCGCTGCGGTCAATAGTGCGGGGCGGCTCTGGCGGGGCGATGCCGCGGTAGTCGTCGCGTGGGTCGGTGTTCATGGTGTGGACTCCTGAGCATGGGGGAAGGTGGTTCGTCGCGTGGATACGTGTGCAATACTTTGCGGAAAACGTCGTCGGAAACTGGGTCGAGATCTTGCCCGGCGCGGGGCCCGGTACCGGGATGGTACCGGGCCCTTCAGACTTACATCAGGCCGTCAGCGCGCAGTGACGTGAACTGCGTCGCATCAAGGCCGACAATCACATGGTCCAGCACCGCGATGCCGAGCACTTCGCCCGCGGTCACCATGTCCTTCGTGAGGATCACATCCTCCCGACTCGGCGTCATCACGCCGGACGGGTGGTTGTGCGCGAGGATGACTCCGAACGCCGAGAGGGCGATGGCGAGCCGGAACACCTCTCGCGGATGCACCAGCGTCGAATCCAACGTGCCGCGGGTGATCTCCTGCAGATCGATCACGCGGTGATGCGTGTCGAGGTAGATCGCTGCGAAGACTTCCACCTCTTCGCTGCCGAGACGCGGCTGGACATACGCCACCGCGTCGTCAGGCGTGGTGATGGTGGGACGCTGGCGAAACACGTCGGCCAACTCGGCCGAAGGTTCGCGTACGATCCGGCACCATGCCGGGAGAGATTCCATTTGCTACCGCTCCGTAAGGAGCTGATCCGAATCGGCGGATCAGGATACCGGTCAGCGCTCGATGCGCCCGACCCATCAAGTATAATACCGACCGTCTAATTGGTCAAGTCCCTTGACATGTAGATACGCAGTATATACATTTATGGCATGCACTTCGAATGGGACGCCACCAAAGCTGCGAGCAACTACGCGAAGCACGGTATCTCGTTCGAACAGGCCACGGAAGTGTGGGACCGTCGTGTGATCGTCTTCGACGTGGCCCACCCGACCGAATCGCGATGGATGGCGCTGGGACTGGTTGGCGCTGATGTCGTCGCGGTGGTCTACACCATGCGCGGCGACGTGACCCGGATCATCTCGGCCCGGTTCGCGAGCCGCCAAGAGCGACGGAGATACGATGCCACGGAGTAAGTCCACCCCAACCATCACCATGACGCGGGACGCCGCGCGCCAACGCGCCAGCGCTCAGCCGCGGCCGCGCCGGCCAAGTGATGACGCGATCGCGCGGGCCGCGTCGGAGGATCCTGATGCCAGGCTGCTCACCGAGGCGGAGCTCGCCGGCGGTCGCACCATTGAGGCACCCGGGAAGGTCGCGGTCTCGCTGCGCATCGATCGGGCCGTGCTGGACGCGTTCAAGGCGACGGGTCGCGGGTGGCAGACTCGCATGAACGACGCGCTCGCAGCGTCGGTCACCGCAGCCGCGGGTGATGATGCTGATCCGCTGTCCGACATCGAAGCGGCGGCCCAGCGCGTGATCGCCCGCGTGCGCGCGCTGCGCGAGGCCTAGGTGACCTTCATTTCCGGTTCTACTACGATCTCGGAGGACCACGTTCAGCGAGTGGACCGGAGAACGGAGCCGAAAAATCCGTCGCTCGCTAAGTGTCGAGCGGCAGCAAATCGATCCCACTGCCGCACCAGATGTTCACCCGACAGGCCGCCTCAACGGCCTCTCTGGCACTGTGACCCATGGCCATCACGGCGTACGCGATCGCTTCGCCGGAGCCGAGCGCCAGGCGCGTGTCGAGCGGGTAGGTGAGCGGGTTCGGCGACGCGATGTATTCGCGAATCCCCGTCGCTCGATTGATGGTGAGCACCGTCGGCGTTCGGCTAACGTCGCCGATGGTGGGAAACGGCGCAGTACGGCCGGAGATCAGCCAGTCGCGGATCGCCATCGCGTCGTGGAGCGGGCCGCAGGAGGCATACAGCGTGTCGTCGACGCGCAGAATCTTGGTGATGGGTGCGCACCGCGTGTCGCCGTTGCTGACTTGGCGATCGGCGGCCAAAACGTGGCCGTCCCACGCAATCACCGTCATCGCGAATGCCCAGCCCGACGCGTCATTCCATCCACGCGACACACCCTTCGGTTTCGCAGCGTCCGTGGACGTGCCCGTTCTTCGTGCGTTGCCAGTGCAGCGAGCTGCCGCACTTGGGGCAGGGGATCACGCCAACACTCGACCCCGTCCGGCGACGCATCGACTCGATCGCCGTGCGCGCGGCCCGATGATGGCCGGCGGCGGCATCCAACTCCGCACAGCGGCGCGCGGCCATGAGCCGAGACTCCTCGAGGGAGAGCATCGAGCGATCCGCGCACCCGATCGCGGCGGCTGCATGCAGGCAGGCCAACTGTCCTTCTCGTCGCACACTGCTGTAGACGATCCCCTGTCGGCACCGCACGTGCTGCACGCCGTTGAAGTGGCGACAGGTGCGCGCGTAGCGGTCGGTGAGTTGCTGGAGCAGGTGCGGGGTGGAGAATGGCGACGTGCGCGCGCTCATCGCAGCGCCTCACGATTGGCCACCTCGAACGTGTACGCGAGCACCCACGGGTTCGACGACCACGGCGCGACGTCACCGTTGATGAAGTCCCAGAGGACGGCATAGTTCTCGACGGACGACCGGTTGCGATACATGTCGTCGCCAGCGAACCACGGTTCGTTGCGGAACTCGTGGCCATATTCGCTGATCCCCTCCGCGCGCGCATCCGCTACGCTGATGTCCTGCAGCCGCTCGATGCGCACCTCGGTGATCGTCAGTGTGAGGCGGCTCGCCCAGCGCGGCATGAAGATCGACGGACGCCACAGGTGTCCCGGCAGCTGAGGAATGCCGTCTGGCTGCGTCGCGCGATATACCGTGCCGTATTCACCGGCTGGATCGGTCTGCCACGTCTCTTTCACCCAGAACCGATCGCCGATCTGCACGCGCGGATAGATCCGATGCACCGCGCTTCCATCACGCGTCGGGACTTTGAGATAGGGTCCAGAGTTGCCGGCCGGTGACGGGCCGGGATCGACAAACACTCTCGGACTGGCGAAGTCCAGGCGCTCCCACATCTCCTGGGTGGCGGTGTGTCCGTCGAACCACGTGTTGCGCCGTGACAGCAGGCGGCGGGTCTGCGTCTTCGTGCCCGCCAGCAACGCAAGCACCATCGCGGCTTGAAACAGCGTGCCATGCTCACGCACGGTGCTCATGAAGACCTCCGAGCTTCTCCTTCGGTCGCCGATATCGCGGAGTCATGCGATGCCTCCGGCGTTGACCGCGTCGCGAGCTGCGAGAATCACCGCATTCGCGATCCGCTCGCGATACGTCGCGTTGCCGACACGGAACGCACTCCCGAGGTAGTCCCGACCAACCGAGGCGATGAACTGCAACAGCGTCCGCTGGCCCATCGCATTGAAGTACGCCGTCCACGCTTCGTTGAAGCACTGCACGATCAGCGTGCCTTTGCCGGGTTCGTGGTCGAACATCACCACGCGGATCGGATCAAGGCCGGGTTGCTCTGGAATGGTGAGCATGCTGACGCCACGCAGCCGCGCCGCATCAGCCTGCGCGCGCTCCCACTCCTCCGTTGGGACGGCATAGCATTCGGTTACGGTGTAGCCGTTCTGCGCGTACGACTGTTTAGCGCTTTCACTGGGTTCCCCGCGCGCGGCGTATTCACCGCGAATGTTCCGGGCAAGCCACACCTTCGGATGCGAGGTCTGCGGTTGGATAGAGTGCGGGTTCGTCAAAGGTCACCCCTGATGCTCGTGCCGACGTCGGCGTTGTTGCAGTCGACCGTGACCGTGTGCCCGTCCCGAATCACCACACTATCGCCCGCGCCGGGGACGACGCCGCCAATGGTCCAGCGGCCACCGGAATACTTCCAGGTGTTCGGGTCGCTCCAGTTGCCGCTCTGTCGCGACACGATGACCGGACGCGCACGACGACGATCAAAACGGCGCAGGTAGGCCACCAGGAGCACGACCAACACCAGCGAGATCACGACGACGGTTGGCGTCATGTGCGACGCAAAGATCGCCGCGTCGAGCATCTCTTCACGCGGGCTCATCGCGCACCGTCGTCGCCAGGCACACACGCGTCGTGGCAGCTGCCGTCGTCACCCGTCTCGCAGTCCGGGTCGCCCTTTGGGCACGGGTCCGTGGTGTCGTCCTCGTCGTCCGGGTACAGCACGGCGAGATACGCATTCGGATCGCCGAAGCGCGCTTCGACCGCCGCGTCCAGCAACGCATCAGTGATCGGCACCGGCTCGACGTTGCCACTGCCCGGGATGAACAGGCGACCCTTGCCCTTCAGGCGCAGGAAATGGCGGAACGGACCCTGACCATCCGGATCCATGCTCTCATGCGTGATCGTTAAGAACGTGCGCAGCTCGCGCCACCGCTTGGCGTCCATCTCGACCCGCTCGGCGGCCTGTACCCGCCGCTTGAGATCATCGCGTTCCTCGACCAGCCCGTGAAAGCATTCGCTGTGCTGGTAGTGATACTGTCCGTCCTTCTCGATCCGTCGCGGCAGATCTGGCGGCAGGTTCGCGCCGCATCGTGCACAGTCATACTTGCCGCGCGTGGGGGAGGCGCTCATGCGACGCACTCCACCACCGCGCGGCGTGGCCGTGATGATTGGTAGGTGATCCGCACATCGCGCATCGTCTTCAGCGTACTTGATAGCGCGAACCGCGAGCACTGCATGTCGCGCGCGAGTTCCGCGAAAGGCAACGGCCCCAGAGACAGCCAGCGGCGAATGTTCTCGGCCCGCACCGCGCGCGCCATCCGCCGACGCCTCTGCGGGCGGATGGGTGCGGGGAGCCGACGCGCGGTTTGCATGGTCGCGCTCATCCGCGGCGCAGCCTCGTCGCCCGCACGAGCATCGCCCCCGGCACGTCCGGCGGCAGGCTGGCCGGATCGAACGTGGGTGCGGGAAGTCCCTTCTTCTCCGCCTGCGCGATCACCTTGTGCTGGGCCGCGATCGCCTTCTCACGCGCCATCAGGTCCGCTTTGATCGTGTCCTCGTGCACCGTCTCCACCACGGTCGCCGGGACGTGCTCCGTCGTGATGTAGTGGGCCGGCAGCAACGCACGATCCGTGATGACGAGCTTCGGCGGGTTGTTGACGATGTCGAGCGCGCTGAAGCGCCCCGGGAGCGACCGCCGATTCATGCGCACCATCTGGTCATGCACGAACCGGTCGAACCGGTCCGCACGCGCCTGCAGTTTCCGGCGTTTCTCCGCGAGACGCTTCTCTTCCTCGCGCTGGACTGCCGCGTCGGCCTCGAGTCCGTCGAGATACGCGTTGATGCCATCCGTGTTGTTGAGGATGGCTTCACCGAGCTGGTCGAGCCGCTGCTCCAGCTCCGGGGTGAGCTCGCCGGCGGCCTGCTCCAGCAGCGCATCGATCAGCAACGATTCGTCGGCGATCTCGCGGATCGTCAGACGGGGTGGCGGCGGTAGCTCGACGAGCTCCGCAGGCCCGTTCGCATCAGTCTCCAACGACATCACGGCATCGATCATCGGGAATTCCTCGGGAAGTGGGGAAAAGCGACACGCCGGCCGAGGTGGTGACTCGGTCGGCGCGGTGGGACGGGACTACGCCACACGGAGCGGGTGCGTCCGGTGGAGTTCGGGCTGATCGGCGTCCAAGCGATCGCCCAGGAACGCGTCGCAGAACTGCTGCAATCGGCGCATGAGGCCGCGTCGTGAGGTCGCCGTGATCCATGGCGAGGCGGCGAGCCCGCTCGGAAACACCAGTCGGCCGATGTGATGTGGCGCGGTGCGCACGGACGTCAGCGTCAGCGCGGCGTCGGGCTCGAGCGCGAGGAAGAAGTGCCGACCACTCAGGATCGCGGGATTCCACTGACCGCACAGACGCACGGGCACCGGGATCTCCCGACCGTTCGGCTGGCCGAGCAGATAGACCAGTTCGGGCGCGTCGCTGACTTCGATGGCGAAGCCGGGGGCGTCGGTGACCGGGAATCGCCGGAGGCGCGGCGCACGCATCGCGTCGGCCACGGGCTCGGGTTCGGCGAACGGCGGGGGAGGATTCATGCCCCGAACATGCGCGCACCGTGCCAAAAGCGCAAGAGTCACCCCGCCGCCGGTGGGTTCGGTGGGTCGTTCGGCGGGGCCGCTGGGGGCGTCTGGGCGTCCGGGTCCTGGCCGAGAATCCGCGTGAGATCCTCGTCACGCCAGAGGATCATCGCGTCGAGGTCCCCGTGAGACGGAGCCAACGGCGCCGACGGCATCGCCGGCCGGGATCGGCGTGGCACGACCTATCGCACCACGGCGAGTCCGACGATCCCGACCGGTTCGTAGGGATGGCCGAGCCCACCGTCCCCGCGGCAGAGACCACGGTCATCACGCCGCGGCCATTGCCCGCAGACGCTGCAGCGCGGCGCGTAGTCGCTGGTCGACGGCCGCGGTCCGTTGGCCTCGAGTTGGCGCGCCCGGGCTTCGTCGTTGTCGATCGAGCGCTGCATCCGCTCGTCGCTGATCGTCGAGGGGCCCCGCGATCGCGCACGCTCGCTGCGGCGCATCGCCTGGGCCGCCTCGTGCACCTCCACGGGACGCAGCGCCCGGGTGGGTGGTGTCGGTGACACCGTGGCCGCTGCCGCAGCCGGCACCGGCGAAGGCGTGGAGCGGGTGACCATCACGGCCTCAGCGTAGACGGTGGATCATCGACCACGACGCGACGTGGCGACCACGCAGTGCCAGCGAGCGTGCGCTCGTATGGGGAGAGCGACGCCACCAGGTACCACGGGCCCGGATGCGTCGTGAGGCATCGCGTGACGTCGCCCGGGTCGAGCGCGAGCTCCAGTTCGCCGTGCGCGTCCGCGAGACAGTGCGCCCCCAGCGTCGGAGCGATGGGGACGGCGGGTTCACTCGGCGCCGCACACAGTCCAACAAACGCCGAGCGGCCCGCACCGCCCACCCAGCGACCGAGGGAGAGTCGCACGGGCGCGCGCGGATCTCGCAGCACCTCTGGCGCGAGGCGCACGATCGGGTACGCCTCGACCACGTCGGCCATTGGCTTGGCCATCGTCAGCTCCAGTTAGGCGGTGGGACGTTCTTTGGTCACGGTCAGCTGCGCGGCCGCGCGAAACTGCTGACCCACCTTCGCGATCGCGTAGATCGGGCTCCCAGCGCTCAAATGCGCGGAGATGTTGCTCCCTTCAAATCCGCCGACGAACTCCCCGTTTGCGATTTCGGTGAGCCCCGTGCCCACCGCGAGGGCGAGCGACCCGTGCGCCGCCGTCGCGGCAATGGTGTTGGTGGTCGAGAGGAACACCTCCAGCGCGGCGCCAGCCCAATCCTCGAGCTGTCCATCCGTGACGCGCTGACGGGTGAGCTTGAGCCGGAAGAAGAAGTCGTTCTCCCAGCGAATCGCGGTCGGGAATCCCGTGAGGGGGCGCACCGCTTTCACCACGACCGCGGGCCCGACCTCGTGGTAGTCGGCTCCACTCACAAAGTGCGGATACAGCGGGGTCTGCCCGGCGACGTACGCCGCGGCATACGTGGTGATGTCCGCGCCAAGCAATTCCGCCCAGTAGCGCGCCGTGCTGCCTTCCTCGGTGAACGACCACGAGAGGCCGGTGAGCGGCGACGCGTCGACGTCGTCGCTGAGCGCGAGGTAGCCGGTCAGTGTCTTGCCGGTGAACAGCCCTTCGACGCCCGTCGCAAACGCACGCGCGCGCATGGCGCTGGTGGGGTCCAGCGGATCGTTGGTGCCCAGCACCACACTGTTGTCGAGGTACAGCTCGGGGAGAATCATGAGAGCTCGGCTCTGGCTGAAGAAGTCACGTCGGTCCGCACGTCGGTCCGCACGTCGGTCCGCACGTCAGGTCGCATCACGCCGGCATCAGGCTGGCATCACGTATCGCTCGCGATCGCGCGCGCCCGCAGCGCGGCATCCGGAGCGGCGCGCACGGCGTCGGCGCCGGTGGCCACCGCGATCGTGCGCAGCGCGCCCGTGACCGCAGCCGTCACCGCATCCGACCCGGCGGCGATCCCGATCGATCGCAGCGCAGCCTGCACGGCGGCATGGACCGCACTGTCCGCGATCGCGACGACCCCCACGCGGAGGCCGGCCGACGGATCGGCCCACACGTACCCCGAGAAACTCGGGATCGCGAGCACCGCCGTGTGCACCACCACCAGGCTCGTGGCGGCGGCCAGCGGCTTGGGCACCGTCAGGTCGGCCGTCGGCGTCATCGCCAACGTCGTGTTCGCCGCCAGCGCCTTCTCAATCGAGAGCGCGGCGGTGTGGCTCGCACTGCTACTGCTGCTCGCGGCCAAGGGCTTCGGCACGCCCAGCGCGGCGGTGTGGTCACTCGTACTCACGCTCTCGGCCGCCAGCGCCTTCGGCACCGAGAGATTCGCCGTATGACTGCTGCTGGTGGTGCTGTCGGCGGCCAGCGGCTTGTCGACCGCGAGCGCCGCCGCATGACTGCTGGTGCTCGTGCTCGCGGCGGACAACGGCTTCGGCACGCCCAGTGACGCGCTGTGACTGCTCGTGCTGCTGCTGTCCGCGCTGATCGGCGCCAACACCGTCAACGTCGCGCTGTGGCTACTCGTGCTGGTGCTGTCAGCCGCCAGCGGCTTCTCAACGGTCAGGGATGCCGTATGCGTCGCGCTCGACGAGACGGCGGCCGCCAGGGCCACCGGCGCCGCCAATTCCGCCGTGTGCGTGCTCGTGCTGACGCTGTCAGCCGCGAGGGGCTTGGGGACCGTCAATGACGCCGTGTGACTGCTCGCGGCACTGCTGTCGGCGGCCAGCGGCTTTGCCACCGTCAGGGCGGCGGTGTGCGTCGCACTGCTGCTACTATCTGCGGCCAGTGGCTTCGGCACCGTGAGCGATGCCGTGTGCGTCGCGGTTGACGTGCTCGCCGCTGACAGCGGCTTCGGAACCGTCAGCGCGGCGGTATGCGCGCTCGTCGCACTGCTCGATGCCGCGAGCGGCTTCGGGACCGTCAGGGCCGCTGTGTGCGAACTATTGGCCGTGCTGGCCGCCGCGAGCGGCTTCGGCACCGTGAGCGCCGCCGTATGGCTGCTGCTCGCGACACTGTCGGCCGCGAGGACCGCACCGCTGCCGCCACCAACGACTTCGATGCCGGTGACATCGACACTGATCTCACTGACGTCGATCTGTCCGTACGCACCGACCTTGATTGCAACGACGCGCAACGCCGTAACATCCGTGACCGTCGCCAGCTCACCTTCGGTCAGCGTGAACTCGCTTTCGATCCCCGCGTCAGTGCTCTCGAACGTCCGGGTCGCGATCAGCGTGGCGCCTTCGCGCAGCTCGACGGTCAGCCTCCGGTCGTCAAACGCGGCGCGTTGCGTGATCGACGCCGTGCCAGGCGCCGACCAGGCATCACTTCCGCCACGGATCGGCGGGGCCAGCGGAGCGCGCCACGGAGACACGCTGGGCTATCCCTGAATCAGCTTGAAATTGCCGTACAACGTACCGGTCGACGTCGTGCCGCAGATCATGATGGGGAACAGGCATGCGTCGTCGTGGATGCGCGGCAAGCCAAGCAGCGCCCAATCGTACACCGACCCCGCATTCGCGAGCCCGAGACTCATCCCGCACAGCGAGCGTGTCGCCGTGATGCCGTAGCTGCCGGCCGTACCCGTCGTGGCCGACTGCTGCACCGACTGGATCGACTGAATAAACTCGCCACCGTTTCCGATGATCTGGAACATCCGCGAGTCTTGGTTTGCGGGCGACGCGCCGCCAATCGACAAAGTTGTCGTGCGCCCACTGGTTCCGGCCGCGTTGGTGTAGGTCACCGTGAGTGTGACAGCGGTCGTTCCGATGTCGGTGTAAATCTCCACCCACCACTGCACGTCGCTGTAGTCGCTCGCGCCGCGCCGGTTGGCGAGGTTGTTGCTGCTGCCCGACACGTCCACACTGACGGTCTGCGATCCGGTGCTTGTGCCGCTCAACCCGCCCATGTGCGCGAGTCGATCATGAAGCTGTACGTCTGTCGCGCTGTTTCCGCTCACCAGGAAGCCGCGTGCGATGTAGCTCTTGACGGGATCGGTCGGGTTGTTGAACGACATGGCGCCCGTCAACGCCTTGGTGCACACCGCGGCGGCACCGGGAATCGCCCCCTGCGCCGGGGTGCCGGTGCCGCGCCAGAGCGACGAGAACCCTCCCGCCAGCTGGTTGGCGATGCTGGCGCGGTTCACGATGAGTGTTTGCGCGTTGTTCGCCAGCGCGTCAATCAAGCCGTCAAGGTTGCTGATGGTCATGGCGTGAGGTTCCTGGTGAATGTCATGCGAGGCGGTGCCGAATCCGAACGGCGATCCTGTCGATGCTGTCGAAGGCTGGCGAAGGATCGCCTAAGGTCAACGTCGCGACCGCTCCCTCGGCGGTTGCACTCATGAAGGTCGCGTCATCCGCATCGCTCGTGTCCCCGTCGAGCGTGGTATCGCTCGCGGTCCAACCGCTGCTGCTGACGATGCCGTTGGGCACCAGTGTTTGCAGCACCAACGCCGTGCGAACCACCCATGCGACCTGCATCCATTCGGGCGACGGATTCCCTGCCGTGCGCGTCCACGACATGACCTCGGTGCCATTCTGCGGCACCTGCTGCGAGGACCAGTTGTTGTAACTCCCCGCCGTCTCGTCGATGATCTTGTCTTGATCTGCGCCGGGATGCGTGACGGGGCTGCTGTTGCCAGCATAGCCGGCGTCGAGCACCAGATCGTATTGCGCCGCCGTCAGCGTGTCGCTCTTGCTCGCGGCGGAACCCGTCTGTGTCTGCTGCACCGTGCCGCGCGTCGGATCACTCTGACTGACGTTGTGCAGCACCCACACGGCTTTGTGGTACACGCTCCCGGCACCAGCCACCGTCACATCGAACGTACCGACGTCGGGGCCTTCCAGTTGCCACAGGGTCGCGGTGTAGCCGTAGCTCATGATCTTCGTGAACGACTGGCCGTTCCGCGACACGCCGGTCGGATCGCTCGACGAACGAATCAGCACGAACACGCACCCGTTCGGCTTCGCGGGCACCTCGACGCCGGCCAGCGTGTCCGTGTTGGTGGTGTCGCTGTAGACGTGATCGCGGATCACGCCCTTGTACCCTTCGAGCGCGCCGATCCAGCTCCCCACTTCGGTGTCGTGCGCGGCCTTGATCTGCGGGTACACGGTGGCATCGGGCGTCCAGCCGTCGCGTATCCACGAAATCAGCTCAAGGATACTGACGTTCGGGTCGTAATTCGGGTCCGCAGGATTCGGAATTGCCGCGATCGCATTCACGACCGCCGCGATCTTCGTGGCGTTGCTGTCGCTCGCCAGCGCCAGCCCTCGGGCCACCGCATAGGTCGCGATGTTGCGCGTCGAGTCGACGAACGGCAAGCCCGTGATGTTGGTCACGTCAGTCGTGCTGGCGTTGGGCGCGACAGAGAAGACGGCCGCCGCCTGAATGCCGATGTAGCGCGGGTACGTGGTGTTGCTGTATCCGGCGTGCGCGCCCGTGACGTTGCACGTGAGGTTGTTGCCGACGCCGGACGGCGTAGCGATATCCGTGCGCCCCGAGTAGGCGTTGGAGCGCGTGAACAACGCCCCAGGACCCGCTGTCATCCGATAGCCGATGTTGCCCTTGATCGACGTGAACGTGCCGACGGCGGTGTCACCAATCTCGGCGCACGCGATGCCGTCCTGCCCCGAGCCGAGCGCGAACGTGCAGTGCTCAACACTCACCGCGTTCACCGCTCCCGCGTTCACGAAGCATCCGCCGCACTCGCCGTCCGGCAGGTTGGGGAGCGCCAGCATCCGGCGCAGCGCGAACGTCGTCGCGCCTTCCACGAAAATCTGATCGCCCTGGCTATCGCCCACGTTCGGCTGGATAACCCAATCTTCCACCGTGATCGTCGCCGGCCGGTTGTCCTGAGAAAACGAGACGTAGTGCGGGTTCGACGCCGCCGCGTTGTCGTACAGGAAAAACGTGGGGCCGTAGGTCGAACACGCAGGGAGGACGACGCCACCGCCGCCACCGCCCGCTGTGCGGCGCACGAACACTCCGTTCCACCCTTCGCACTTCGCGTCGGTGTTCACCGTGATGCCACTCATGAACGACACGCGGTTTGCGATCAGCTCCTTGTCGTACCAGTTGACGTCAGCCCAGAACGTCACGTCCTGCAAGAGCCGCGTGCCGGTCGGCGTCCCGTTTTCATAGGTGCCATCCCACTGCCACGTCCCGCCCAAAAACTGCGTGCGCTCAATGAGAAAGTCGTCGGCCAGGAAATAGGTGCTCGGCCGGATGTCGGGGCAGTTTGCGCCGAACACCGTGTCCACCGCACGCCAGTTCGCGAAGTTGGCGTCGGCGTCGATCGTGCTCATGTTGTCGATCTCGGCGAAGCTGAGGTCGACAGAGAAGCCACCGAACCCGTTCGCGAAGATGTACCCAGGTAGCGCGCCGCCCGTGAGGATGCTGCCGATCCGCGCACGGTTGTTCTCGTCCGTGCCCGTCATCTTCAAGACCGCCGTGCGGCCTGTGCCGATGTTGGGCGACTCACCGCGCAGGTAATACTCAGTCGTGGACGGCGAAGCCGAAACCGACGAGTCAAGGTCGAACTCGCCGGTTCCGTCGATCCAGAACATGCCGCCGTTGACGAACACATCGCCGCGAGAGAGGAGCGAACCCCCAGTCACGATTTTCAGCGTGCCGCGCTGACCGATGCCACTGTCGGTGATGGTGATGGCGACGGTCCCCGAGACGCCGGACCCGCCAACGATCACCGCGCCATTGATCGTGACTTCGTGCGGGTAGCTGATCGTGACCGTGTCGCCATTGCCGGGCACGCCGACTTCGTTCCACGTCGTTTGCCCTGACGAGGACCAGTTGCCACTCGCTTTCGACGTGAACGCGGCCACGCGGCAGCGTTACCGCTTGTAGAACGCCAGGCGATCCACTTCCACCCACACGCCTTCGGGTGGCGTCAGGATCGTTGATGGACCACCACCGCGCGTCATGTCCTGCCGTGCGAGCGTGAACAGCATCTGCGTCGTCGGGTTGTTGCTAAATCGCCAGTTGGTCACGTTCATCACGCGCACGCCGTTGATCCACGCTTGCCATGTGCCGTTGGCTTGCCCCGGCGTGTTCAACTCCACGAAGAACTCGGCCGTGAACCACGGGCCGATGGGCACCACGTTCGGCGCGGTTTTCGGTTCACCGACCGGCGCGGTCTGGATCGGACCCGACACGCCGACGAGATGCCCAAAGCCGCTCACGTTGAGTGACGCGGCACCCCAGTTGCCTTCCCCAGCGACGTTCTGCACCGGGTAAAACAGCTTTTCCGAGTTGGTATGAAACACGTAGTTGGGCGAGTAGCGCATCCGCGTCACCATGTAGTGCGCACGGCTGTTCAGCCCACTCACCATCATCGTCAGTGGCCCCACCCCATCACCCGCGTGATTACCGGGGAAGAAGGCGCGAATGGACTTGGTGCCGTAGCCACCATTCGTGGTAGACGACCGCACGCCGAACGACGCGGCATTCTCGGCGGTGTTCCCCGTCCAGTTGATGATCTCGATGCCGTCGGCGTCCCGTGAACCGTTCACGTAATTTTCGAACGACGATTCCGCGATCAACTGCATCCCTGCGGGCAAGTTCGGCGCGAACGCGCTCGGCACGGCCGGCGGGGTCGTATCGGGTGGCGGGGTCACCGTGCCGGTCGTGACCGTGATGACCGCTGTGTCGGGGCGCGTGAAGCAACTGCACCACGCGATCACGCGATATGTGCCCCCGGTTGCACCCGCCGTGTACAGACCCGCGCCAGTAATCGTGCCGCCTGTCGCGCTCCACGTAATCGTGGCGGGAGCGGGGGCCGAGCCTGTCCATGCGGTCTGCGTGTTGAATTGCTGCGTCGCGCCGTTCCGGAGCGTGACGACATCCGGGGTAATGGAGAAACTGGTCGCCACGGGTGGCACGTAGGGCGGCGCACTGATCGTGTCGATCACCAGTGAGTCGATGTTGGGCGGCGGCAGCACAACCACACGCGGCGGTACCGTGATGGACACCGTGCGCGCGGAGCCCACCACGGCCCCACGCTTGGCCGTCGCGGTGTTGCTGAGCGTTTGCGCGACCGTGCCACGATAGACGCCGATGCTGTCGACACAGGCGGCCGGCCGCAACGCGCGCGTGCGTGCCGTGGTGCCGGCGTACGTCCACACCGACCGCACCGTGTCGGCACTCGACGCCGTGCAACGCACCGTCGCGTAGAGGCTGTCCGGAGTCAACCGGTACACGCGAGGCGCGTCCAGTCGCGTGATGCGTTGGGTGTCGGGGGCGCGGGCCTCCGAGGCTGACACCGTCAGCACGACGAAGGCCAACGCGGCCATGAGACTCACCAAGAACTCTCGAGCTGATGCCGAAATGCGTGCGCGCATAGGAACGTCCTGACAAGGGGTGGAAGTGGGAACGCCGCACGGGCACAGCGCGAGGCCATGACCGTGCGGCGCAGAGCAGGGTGCGTGAGGGATCAGCCCGTCGGCGGATCGACCGGGGGATCGATCGTCGGCACCGACGGGGCCGGTACCGGCGTGCTCTGCACGTCGGTCGCGAGCGCGCCGAGGGCCGTGTTGTTGACCGACAGCTTGGTCAGCAGCGCATCGGCCTGTTCCGTGCTCACGCCGTTCGCCTTGAGCGTCGCGATCTCGGCCCGCAGCGACTCAATCGTCGCGGCCTGCTCGACGAACACGGCGCCGACTTTCTCCTGGAGTGCATCGACGGCGCCCTGCGCGGTCGCGATGGCGGCCGCCTGTTCGTCGATCTTGGTGAGCGCTTCGGTGAACTTCTCGTTCATCGTGTCGAGCCTCTGGAGGATGGTGGTGGGTTGCTGCAGCGCGCCCACGAGAACCGTGAGCTGCGCCAGAATGAGGTACGTCTCCATCGAACGACTCTCGGTGCTCACGAGAACGTCGACGTGAAGGCGCCAGCCGCGAACGACGGCGCGGAATCGCCGTTGTTGAGCGTGCGCGAGGCGGTGAGTGCCGCGTATACCCAGGCATTGCCACCAGACGACGCGTCCATGGCGGTCATGTGCGTGACCGTCTGCGGGCCCGACGTCGGGGCCCCGAACGTGATCGCGTTGTTGTTGCTGGTCTGGCCACCAGTGCCACTCGAGGCCGTGGTCGACCCGGACGACTGCGTGCCCGCGAAGTTCGCCAGCGAGGCCGTCACGGCGACGCGGGCATAGCCAGTGTAGGTCGCCTCGGTACCGCCACCCGTTTCACCAGGCGCCGCGGTGTACAGCGCGAAGTACCACGTGGCCGGTGCGCCCAGCGACTGCGCTCGCCAGAACGCGTCCACGACCTTGTTTTCGGCGTAGTCGGTCATCGACATGGGTCAGCCCTCCGCGGGCAGGAGACGCAGCACACCCGCCGGCCACCGCGTTCCAGAGAGCAAATCGCCCGCGCGCGCCAAGTCGTCTGTGGTGAACGTGGTCGGCCAGCCCGCGAAGTTCGGATCGGTCGACTTGCTGGCGTCCGGCTCTTCGCCGTAGCGCAGGATGAGCAACGCCGTGATCCAATCCGCGACGTAGTGATGCGCCAGCACGTACGGGCCATACCGCTGCTCCATCGCCAGCGCCCACTGCACCACGGCGGGCGAAAGCGACATGCTCGCGACGTGGGCCGCGAACCGATCCGCGCGATCTTGCAGCACGGCCAAGTAGTGTTCGGCGTCAAAGAGGCCGGGGTTGTGCTGCCGCAACAGCGCGTTGCGGCGTTCGATGTGGTCCTGCAGCGTGGCCATCACGGGAGTCCCCGGCGAGTGAGTGAAGGAGCTACTGGCGGATCACGCAGGTGCCGAATCCGGCGGCATTACCCAGCGCCGAACCCGAATCCGGTGCGGACGTGCACGGTGCCCCAAGTCGGGCGCCGCTGGAGATCGCGCTCGAGATCGCGGATCGTGCGGGATTGCGTCGCGGTGGTGATGAGCAGCGATCGCGCGGCCGTGGTGTCGGCCCGGTGGATCGAATCCGCGACAAACCGAATGCGGGTGTTCGCGACGCGGATGCTGTCACAGTCGTTGGTGGCCACGGTGCACATGTTCGCGGTCTCGGCGGCCGCAGTGACCAGCACCGTGTCGTAGTGCGTGGTCGGCTTCGCGGCGAGCAGCACCCGCAGTCTCGCGATCGAGGCGCGTGCCGCTTCGGCGGACGCGCCCGCGGCCGAGTCGCGAACGACCAGCACTTCGCGCAGTGAGTCGCGTTCGCGCGTGAGCCGCTTGTATTCGACCGGCCAGACAATGCGCTTGGTCTCTTCCGCCTTCGCGCCGATCTTCGCGCGCTCATCACGACGGATCCACTGCGCACCGTGGTACACGGCCGTGGCCAGCACGCCGAGGCCGACGACGATGGCGAGCAGCACCCACATCCAGCTGGGCACGCGCGGACGGTGGTAGCCGCTGGTCACGCGGCCCCCTTGCGCAACAGGGCCGGCGTCAGCGGCGCGTCGTATCGCGTCTCGATCGCACTGCACGCCTCGCCTCCGTCCTGCAGCAGCGCGTCGAGCACACTGAGTGGCAGCCACGCCCGACCGCGTGCGGCCCACTTCGGGCCCCACGAGTTGAGGATCCGGACGGCGTGATGCTTCTGCGAGAATCCCGTCGCGAGCACCGCATGCCCGCCGAGATACGCGCCGACGTTCCACATGTTCTCAGCGTCCATCCCGTCGTACCACGGGAGCCCCAGCACCACGGGCCCGCGCGTCAGCAGGTAGTCGCGGACCGTTTCGGCGCGATACGCCCAGCGATAGCCACCGATGATACCGGCACGCGACAACGCCTTGGCCGCACCGCGCACGGTGGTGCCATCCTCAGGGCCGGCGTCGACGTCGTCCAGCAGCTGCGCGCGCTCGTACAGCGCCGTGGTGAACGGGCCGACGCGCGGCACACTGGCCGTTTCTGGGGCGGCTCGCAGCATCGAGGTCCACGCGTACGCGACGCAGTGCGGACGATCGCCCTGATCGAGCACACCGGCGGGCACCCACCAGTGCCGCGAGCGGGCGCGCTTCACGACCGGCGGTTCCATCTGGAACGTGCGATCGCGCAGATCGACGGGCGACGCGATGCGGCCGCAGCGATTGGGGGACGTCATCCGTCCGTCGCTCCGAAGCGCCACGTCGAGACCGGCGGCAGGGGATGCGTCGAGCCCTTCAACCCGTGCGTGCAGTCGTCCAGGAATTGGATCTGGCCACCCGACACGTACGAGTGGCAGCGCCGCAGTTCCCGTCGTTCGTCGACCGTGGCCACTTCACGCACCAACACCGACGGATTCACGGTCACACGGTTCGACGTCTCCCCGTTCCACGACCACGCATGTTCACCCGTGACGCGCACCTCGTGCACGGTGTCGCATCCGGGACACCAGAAGCGCAGTCGGTCCGCGATGCGGACAGCGACATCCGTCGGGGTGACCATGGCGGCGTCACTCATGCGGCCTTCACCACCTTCCACACGGCCGCGTTGCCGCCCGCGCTGCGCAACTGCGCGGCGGACGGCGACGGCGAGCGCCGCATGCCTGAGCCCCACTGCATATGCGGCCGATCCGAGAACGTCTCGTCCTCGGTCGAGCCGTTGCCATTCCAATCGCCGCCCCACACCAAGCCGTGCCGGCGCGCACTCGTGCCAAGCACGTACCAGAAGTCGGGTGGCGCACCCCACTGCTTGCGTCGTGAGATGATGTCGACCGCGAGGCCGTAGTAATGCCAGGTGTCTTCCGCGGTGCGGCTGTGCGTGACGATCCCACGACCGTCGTCGTAGTCGCGACCGAACCCGTACAGGAACGACTGCCGCTCGTTCGTGCGCAGCGTTTCGAACACGATGGGATCGTAGCCCCACGCCTGCAGATCGCTCACCACGCGGAGCACCGCGTCCCGGAACAACGGCGCGAGCCCGTCCAGACTGTTCTGAACGGGCACGTCGTGCAGGGGGCGCGGCAACACCAGCGTCATCGGTCAGCGGCCCTGCATCTCGCGCGTCTGGTGCGCCACCTTCAGCGCTTCGGACGCGGTCTGGCTGGCAGCCCGCGATTTCAAGCCCGCGTGTACACTCCACGCTCCAATACCGGCAGCTACCGCATTGCCGAGACTCGGCTCCCACGGGAACCACGGCCAGAAGTGCGAGGCGACCGCGGCGACGTACATGACGATGGCCGGAATCGCACTCACGATCAACTGCTTGATCGCAGGCGACTGGTCATTGAGTCGCGCGAACAGACGCTCCATCAACGACATGATCTTCGGCGTCACGATCGCCATCAGGACCGTGAGCAACCAATTCACGCTGCTGCGCGTGTCGGGGAGCGGGAATCCGGCCTTCGCGGTGTCGGCCACCACCGCGGTATCCGTCACGACCGTGTCGAGCGGCATCGTGTCCACCCGCGCGAACGTGTCGACGATGGGCGGAGGATCCTGCGCCCTGACGGCGAGCGGTGCGTTCGACAGTGCGGCGACAGCGAGAAGCACCAGCAGCGGGAACAGGCGAGCAGATCGCATGAGTCGGTCCGTGTGCAGGATGATGGCAACGCGGGGGATGGAGACTGCTCGAACTCCACGCTATCGCAAGACGTGCCAGAAGCGCAAGGGTGAGTTTATGGAGATGCCCGTCGGGCCAACATTTCCACCGTCGTCGAGATCTGCACCAGCAGGCGCCCTTGCGTCTCGGAATCCTCCTTCAGCTTCCGGATGTCCCCGCGGATGCCATTGTTCCGCTGCGCACCCCAGAGCTCTTGCGCGACCTCGTTCAGACGGGTCGCGTCCTGTTCGAGCCGCTCATCGATGTCCTCGCGCATAGTCCTGAGCTCCGTGCCGATGTCCTCGGAGAGTTTGTTCAACGCCTTCGTGAATGTCGCCTCCAATTTTTCCGTTTGCTCCGAATTGGCGCTCTGCATGCGCCGGATTTTGCGCCCGAGACGCAAGGAACTACCGATCCAGCCCGCGCCGACGCTGACGATGTACGGCGCGCCCGTATCGAGCACAGTGCGCCACACGGAGGGCTGGGAGACTTCGGTGATGAGGGCGATCAGCAGATGGGGCATCAGAGCGTGCGATAGAGAGTGGCGTAGTCCGGGGCCGACATCGGCACCAACTTCAACCGTCGGAGGATCAGCGCGCCGTAGTTGCCGGTGCCACTGGCCCCGATGCGCAACCGGGCGCCGGTGCCCCAGGACGCGGCGCGCGCCGCGGTTCCGCTCTGCGTCGTGTTCGTGGCCGCTGCATGGTTGATCGACTGCCAGAGCTGCACCGAGCCGTCCGGGTACACATAGCCCCATAGGGCGACCCGGTTCCCGCTGGCTGGCGCGACCGCCAATGTGCGCGTCACGCTGCTCGATCCATTGTGATGGGTCAGTTGCCAGAACCCGGAACTTCCCGAGCTGTCCACCACCACGCGCGACCCGGTGACCGCATCGTTGGTGATCGACCAGAGCGCGACACCTGTCGACGGCATCGATCCGACTTGGATGAACTCCAGGAGGAACCCGAAGCCGATCGGGCGCCAGTCGGCGGCATACGACAGGCGGTCCGACGTGCCGATGCGCGCGCACATACATTCGCGCACACTGTCGTTGTCCCAGTCTTGCGGCTCCCACCCGACCATGTGCTGCGCGGCCGTGAACGAGACGCCGTTCACATCGACGATCGACGCCGTCGCGGCGCGCGAAAACGTCGGGACTTGCCCGTTGAGCGCCGTCAGCGTCTGGTCGAACGCGCGCACATGGAAAATCGAGCGCGTCGCCAGGAGCGCACTCGAGACATCCAGCTCGCTCGGCAGAACCGGAATCGTCATGGTCGGTTACCCGTGCCAGTTGCGGCGGAAGGTGTACAGCGCGGCACCCGCCGTCGCTTCGAGCGTGCCCCAGACGTTTGCGTCCCGGTTGCCGTACTTCGGCGAGAACTGGAAGAAGTCCCCCGCAGTCAGCCAGTCTTCGACATTGGTCTGCACGTTCGACGTGTTGACCTCCACAATCTCTTGCGTGTCGAAGTCGATGATCGCGAACTCGCCCGACGCGAGCGCGGGCAGCAGCGTCATGGTCCCGACAATCTGTCCCGCGAGATCGCGGTAGATGATGGATACGGATGTGCTGAGCGCGCCGGCCGACACCCCGGTCAGGAACAGCCGCCCGCCATGCGCGAGCGTGCCGCACGGGATCATCGTGGGCGTCGCGCCGATGACCAGCGAGCTGCTGCTCACATCATGCTTGGACGCCTTCGCACACTCGATCTCGACGAGGATGGTGGGCTCCACGTTCACGTAGGCCGGCGAATCCACGGTCGTATCGAACAGGCGGACCTCCCCACGCATCGCCAGGTCCGGCGTCGTGCTATCGCGCACCTCGACCGTCCCCCCGGCGTAGAGATCGAGCAGACGGTTCATGAGCGCGTTGCGCGCCACGGTCGTGGACACGTTCCCCGACGCTTTGAAGCGCAGCACGCGGGGCCCCACCGACGCCAGCGGGGACCCGAGATCGCCTGCGCGGCCGGGCCACGTGACCCGCTCTCGGGACCACGTCATCGACGGCAGCATCGGCCCACCTTCCAGCAGGACGAGCCCCACGTCTTCGATGGCGACATCGTTGTGATACTGACTCGGCATGGTCTTGGCCTCGTTAACTCAGGGCGTCGCCCGCGAGCACTCGCTCGACGTAGCGCGCCCATCCGATGTCGTGCACCTGGAGATACCCCGGCGCATCGTACGCCTGATGGCGCTGCACAAAGCCGAGCCATCGTTCGGCCAGATCACGATACCCCACCTTTGCGGCCGACGCCGCCAGAATGCCCCACGGGAAGAGGTCATACTTACGGGAGCAGTACCACGTCGGCGCTTTCGCGTTCAGCACGGTGAAGGCGCGATCAAGGCGACGCCACGCGACGGACGGATCGGCCGACAGCGGCACGTCATACACGGCGGCCGCGGGTCCGACGATCAGATCGGGGTAGAACGCCTGCAGCGGGTTCGGGATCGCGGTGTTCTGGGTGTTGTCCCACGCCGACGACAGTCGCTCGCCGTCCCCCGCGAGCCACATGCCCTGTATCCCCGCGAGGATATTCGTGGCATAGCTGGCGTTGCTGGCCGCGTACGAGGCCTGTGCGCCGCCGCGCGTGGCCATCAACGCCAAGGCATCGGCCAGCCCGCGATACACTTCGCAGTTGTCGAGCGTTTGGCAGAACGGATAGACCGCGGGGTCCTGAAATGTCTCCGTCAGGTATCCCCCGGTGACGAGGCGCTGCCGCAGGAAGATGTTGTAGTAGAGCCCTTCCTGAATGTCGGCGACGACCGAATCCCACCATGCCAGCCCGCCGCTCGCGACGCGCGCGTAGCGCACCGCCAGCCGGAGAAAGCTGGCAAAGGTCGCATCGTGCGAGTCCGCGCGGACCGGGATGGGCGACGCAGACGCCGGGGCCGCGACATCATGGAACCATTTGAACTGGTTCGACCAGGCGGTGCCGTGCAGCACCGCCCACCGCGCTTGTCCCGTCCCCTGGGTGCCCAGAAACGCGCGGTGTTGGACGTCGAGGTGCGCGCGCACGAGGGCCGGGAGCTCTTCGACCAGCGGATACAGGCCGAGATTGGCGAAGTACCAGTTGATCGCGCCCACGCGCGTGACGCGCACCGCACCGGCCCAGTCGCCGCTCGCCACGACACACTCGGCGATCCGACCCGCGGGCGCGAGCACCGACCGCGGCACTTCGTGATAGAACGTCCGCGAGTCGGCGACCGCATACACCCGGTTGCCGTGCCGTCCGGGATCCGCGTAGGTGCGATGCAGCAGGAGTTCGCCCGCCGGTGCGAGCTGCTCCGGCGTCGTCACGGATCGCCACAGGACCGCGCCGGTGGGATCGACATACACGACGCCGTTGCGAGGGCCCGTCATCACCGTCGCATCATCCCACGCCACGGGCGCGCCGTCGACGGTCCCACGCCCGCCGCGAATCCGCAGCACATAGCCCGGTTCTTCGGTCAAGTCCCGCGGTACCCAGGCGCCGCTGTCCCGGCCGATCACGGCGTCCACCGCCGTCGCATCGACACTCGAGCGATGGGCGCGCAGCTCGCGGCGATCGGCGAACGCGACACCGCCCGATCCCCGCGGAGCATCGGGGGCGCCGATGGACGAGGTGGTCCCACCGAATTCTCGTAGATCGCGCAGCGGTCCGGTCATGAAGAGTTCGCCGTCAGTCCGCTGACCAACTTCGACGTGGCGGCGATGCGCACGGTCGATCGACTCGGGAAGAAGTGATCGCGCGTGAGCTGCACCACCCGCAGCGTTTCGTTCAGCGTCGGCAACACCACGCGGCCCCCGATCACGGCGCGGCGCTCGACCAGCTGCGCGCCGACGATATCGGCGAGCTGCGCAAACGTCACCGTCACGGTGCGCACATCCTTCGCGAAGGCGAGCAGATACCGCACCGCGGCCTGCACCCCCAGGTTGGCAAACGCGGCGGGCGTGAACGGGACGTCCGGATCGACGCCTTCGGTGATCATCGCCCAGTGCGCCATCAAATACGCCGTGTCCGTGAAGTCGAGGGTGCCCGACACGGACACCTCCAGATAGACGCGCGTGGTGTTCACGACCTCGAACTGCACTTTGTTGGTGAGGGTCTCGGGCGTTGGAACGTCGCCACCGGACGGCGTCGTCAGGGTGACCGCGTCGCTGACGACCGACGCGATCACCGCGTTCGTGTCCGCGTTCTTCACCTGCAGCGTCACCGTCGCGTTCTGCGTGCCGTGATCATCGCCAGACTGCCAGATCGAGACCGGGAACTGCGCCCAGCAGATCACGGAGCCGATGGCGGGCGGTACCACGATCGTCGTCGCGCCCGTGATGAATCCCGTCGACGAGCGCAGGAGCAACCCGCTCCCGGAGCCCAACGCCGACCACCCGAACGTATTGCGCGGGATGCGCACCGTGGCGTTGTCGGGCGCGGTCGCGGCCGTCGCTGTGGTCGTGGCCGTCACAGCCCCCGAGCCGTTCGCGGTCACTTCCGCCGTCGCAAAGACGTTCTGCGGCTGCGTCTGAATCGTCGACCCCGACACGATCTGCAGCGTGGCCGGGTTCTCCACGGTGTGACTCGTGCCGCTCACGGTACCGGTCTGCAGCAGCGTGCCGAGCAGGCCGTCCGCCGAATCCAACCACTCAATCGCCCAGATATCCGAGATGGTCAGCGCACCCGTCCACGTGGCGGAGAGCTGCTTGTTATCGGGCCACTCGGTGGTGCTGTTCGTGATGCTCTTGGTTTCTGTGGCGGCTTTCGTCTTCGTGATCGTCGACAGATACCCGACCCAGAGTTTGAGGCCATCGTAGCCGTCGTATTCCAGATCGATCGTGCTCCCGCCGCTGTACGTCGACGCCACCCGCGCGGTAAACGTCCCCGTGAATCCGCCCGGCGGCGGGTCCACGAGACTCGCGTTGATCACGATGGTGTCGCCGATCGCCAGCGACAGCGCCGTCGGCAACACGCCGGGGCCCGGCGACGGCACCACGTGGAACGCCATCGTAAACGCCCAGGTGCTGTCGCTCGTGAACTCGTACTGGTACCGCACGCTGTCCGATGAGAAGCCGCTGTAGGCGCCACCGGTGTAGAACTTGAGTTTGTCGCCCGCGGTCAGGCGCCGGGTCCCAAGACCCACCACCGTCACGGCCAGTGACGACGCGCCGGCCGACTGGTTGCCGTTGATCGTCAGCGATCGCACGAGCGACCCGCCGACATACTGCTTCACCGACTGCCCGTTCGTGACGTTCTGCGGCAACGTGCCGGCCAGTGGCAACGTCACGTTCAGGGTCGAGGGAATCGTCTTCACCGCATTGGTCGTGCCGAGCACCACCGCCGCAATCTCCAACCGTTCGCCGCGGCGAATCTTTCGCCCGGCGGACAGCCCGTCGATCGGCACCGACGTCACGCCCGACCCCAATGCCCCGTTGAGCGCGCCGGTGATGTGCGCCGTCTCCGCCGTATCGTAGAGCTGCAGCCAGCCCGACGCGCGCGCGGCCCATGAGGCGACCCCGAGGCCGAAGTTGGGATTCGGGACGAGGTTCGATTCGCCGCGCATGCCGTCGACCGGCAGCGGCACGACTGCGCGCCCATAGAGGGCCAACGCGGCGGGATGGGCCAGCGTGGTGATCGGCGTGCCGTTGGTATCCTGCACGAGCCGCACCGACGCCCCAACCGACAGGTTCGACGTGTCGGCGAGATAGACCGCGCCATCACTCGCCCGCGCATCGGTGATGGTGCGCCGATAAACGGTCGTGCCGACGGCAAACTGCAGATAGAGCCCGTTCACCAGGTCGTCGATGGCGATCGGCAGGGCCGAGGGCGCGGCGGGATCGATCAGCACGACCCATCCCGAGGTGATGCTCTGCACGGCAAACACGTGGTTCGCGATCGTCGCGGGTTCGGTGCCGCCCGAGGGCACGTCCCCCAACGGCTGCACGACGGTCGCCAAGCCGTCGTCCGACGCGTCGACCATCAGGCGCATCAGCGCGCCCGGCGTCGAGACTCGCAGCGCCGGCAAGGCGACGTTGCGCTGCGTGTAGCCAACCACTTGGTAGTCGGCCCCCTCCGAGGGCTGCACCAGCGCATACTCATGGCCGGTTGCGGCTTCCAACGCCCGCCAGAGCTGCGCGCGCGTGAACTGCGCGAACGACAGCGTCACCTCGGCCGGCTCTTCAATCGTGCCGACGACGGGATCGATCCAATCCAAGCCGTCCTCGGTCAGATTCGTCAGCAGGTAGTTCGTGATCCACTGCGCTTCCGACATCGTGCCCGCAAACGTCGTGTACAGCGTGCCGTTCACGATCTGGCGCACCAGACCAGACGTCGCCAGGTCCATGAACGGCGGCACGGCTTCGATGTCGGCCCACGTGCCGCGCGGATCGGCCAAGACGCGCCGAATGCGATACTCGCGCGTGATGCCATCGCTGCCAAAGAAGCGGAGCGGCGTGCGCGTCCGGAGGGTCGTGCGCGTCGGCAGGACAATGCGAAACGTCGCACTATCGTTGCCACCGATCTGATCGTCGGTCGACGCCGCGACGAGTTTGAGGCGTTCGACCCGCGCGCCGCTGGCGAACCCCGTGGTGATCCACAACCGTGGTCGGGTGAAGGGCATCGATCGTTACGTGATCGTGCGGCCGGCGGCGCGCGCCGCGTTGCTCGTCGCGCGACCGAGGTACTCATCCAACGCGGGCCCGGCGTTCCGCACGAACTCGTCGGCCGCTTGTTGCGGCGTCAGGCCGGTGAGAGGGCCGTTGAAGTTCACGACGAGCGTGAGGCCAGGGGCCGACGCGCGTGCGCCCACCCCGGTGCCTGGCGGGAACGCCGGCACGGACAGCGCCGGAATGGTTCCGCTGATCATCGCCCCCATCAGCGCCGCGATCTGTTGCGCGGCGACGCGGGTGGCGCGCTGCTCCACCAATCCGGCCGAGAGATAGTCTGCAATCTGCAGCGCTTGCCGACTACTGATCTGCGTCACCGCACTCGCGACAAACTCCGAGCGACGCGTCTCGGTCGTTGGCACGGCGGCTTCCACATCGCGCAGGGCTTCTTGAATCGCCTGCTGGTCGGCCGCATCGTATCGTGCGTTGATGCTGTTGATGCGCAGTGCGCCGGCCCGGATAATCTTGTCGATCACTGCCTGCGAGAGCCCCAGTTCCTTCGCGCGCGCAATCCGCTGTTCGGTCGCACGCTTCGCGGCGGCAATGTCCGCTTCACGGTCCGAGCCCGTGGCCCGCAGATATTCGTCGTCGACCGAGTCGGTGAAGTCCTTCTGTTCCTCGGCCAACTTCCGCGCGGCTTCGGCGGCCGCCAGCGCCGAGTCCTTGAGACCATCCAACGACGAGTCCAGACCCAGAATGGCAGCGATGATCTCCTCGCGGGTCATGTCGCCGAACTGTTCGAGCGAGATGGTGCCGTCATCGATGCCCTGCAGCAGCGCCCACAAGGCGTCCTTCGCGCCGGTTACGCCCTCAATGCTCGACAAGTCAAACGCGCCAAAGAGGTCCTGAAACGCCGGGCCCAGTGCGCGCAGGCGCACGGCGAACGCATCGGCCCCAGTCAGGTCCCGAATCGCAATCTCGGCGTTGGCGGCATCCACGCGCCGTTGGCGCGCCTCGGCCGCTTCGTTGGCCGCGCGCTCGGCATCGCGCGTGGACTCGTCGATCACGCCCCCGACCAGTCCGAAAAAGCGCTGCAATGCCTCGAGGAACGGCGCCTCTTCTGCCGTGATGACACCATCGGACAAGATCGCGCCGATCGCCTCCTGCAACTTCTTCTGCAGCGCGGTACGCCCCGATTCGGTAGTGAGATCCGCACTGCCCAGAATTTCGTCCAGATCGGGGAACTTGCCCGCAAAGATCGCGGCAAGTCCCTGCAGTTGCTCCTTCGCGCTCAGACCAAACACTTCGACGCGCACCGCGAAAGCTTCAAGGGCCGCCGCGAACGGATCCAAGGCATCCGGCAGATCTCCAGACGCTGACTCGATCACGCCGAGAATCCGACGGATGGCGTCGACGAGTGGACGTTCCGACTCGCTGATGCCGTCTGCGGACAGCGTGCGAAACAGGTCGCGCAGTCGCTCCGTCAGCGACGAGAGCCCTTCTGCGGTTCCCAAGTCCAGCCCGTCTGTGATCCCTGCCAGTTCGGGAAACAACTCGGTCAACGTGCCGAGCGTGCGCGTAAGTTGTTCCAATGACGTGCCGCCCAGAATGGCGAGTTCATCGTCAAGCTGACTGAGCGCGGCCGTGCGCGCCGCGATTGCGTCGGCGGCGGCGATTTCGGCCGCTGTCACCTTACGAAGTTCTGTGATGTACTCCTCGATCGCGACACCTTCTACATCGCGGTACTTCTCTCGCAGCGCCGCAATCTCAGCATCAAGGTCGATTTGGTTGCGCAACGCGTTGGCTTCCTCCGTCAGCCCGCCCAGCACCAATCGACGGACCGCCAACGAATCGGTGAGCCGGGCGATCTCAACCGTCGCCTGCTCCTTCAGCGCTGCGGTGTTCTCTTCGATAAGCGCCAGGGACGTCACCAACGCATCACGATAGCGTAAGTACTTTTCGCGGATGCCGACAGGAAGCCCAGAGTCCTCGCCGATCGTCGTGACATCGGTGATCTGCTTCCGGAGATCGGCGGCGTTGCGGAAGGAGACTGTGCCCGTGTCGAGCCCGATGTCGCGGGCGTACTGTTTCGCAAGATCCGTGATCTGTCGGAACTGACTGTCAATCGATTGCTGCAGCGCTGAGCCTGTCTTCACGACAAATGCATCCAGCGCCGCATTGAACGCGAGGCCGGCGTCGCGGATCTGGCGGGCGCGTTCCCGCGCTTGCGAACCGAACAGATCGAGGGCCTGCGCAACAGCGACGACCCCGCCCACGATCGACGTGGCCGCCCCAATGCCGCTCGCCACTCCCGCGCCGGTGCTGAACAACTTGCCAAACCCGCCGGCCTTCTGCGCCAACGCACTGATTCGCTCGATGCCTTGCCCGAGCGATCCCACGCCCGCCAACATCGAGGCCAGCCGAGAGTTGCCTTGCCCAAGGACCTGCACCAGCGCCAAGCCACTCTGCGCAGCACTGGCCAGCCCTTCGCCGATCCCTTGGGCGATCTGCGCGGTCGTCTGTGAGCCGGCCCCGAGGCCCTTGAGTTGCTCGCGCACCTCAAGCAATTGCGCTTCGGCCTCCGTCTGCGCCTTGACGGTCGGTAGGCCCTGCTTCACCTGCTCCGTCAGCTCGGCCTCTAAGATCTGCAACTCTTGGATGGCCCGATTGCGGTCGGTGATCTGGACAATCTCGTCCTTGATGACGGCGCCGGCTTTCCGTCGGGACTTCTGCTCGTCAAACGTGGCGAGCACCTTCACGGCATCGTTGAAGCGCCGCTGCTCCTTCTCCAACGCGATCAACGCATCCCGCTCCTTCTCGACGAGCGGAATGATGGCGCGGGCGCGCGCCGCCTGCGCTCGCCCGGTCTCGTTGCCGAGTGCGTCGCCGGCCTCGGCGGTCCGCTGCAGCGTCTCGGTCAAGGTGCGATACTCGGCCGACAGCGCCGCGATGGCGTCGCCCGAGAATCCAGCGATCGTCTTGTCTAGGGACTCGACGAGCTCCGTCGCTTTCACGGCGCGCAGCCGTTCCGCACCTTCGGCCAGTTGCTCCAAGATGGTCGCCTTCACGTCCCGCGCGGCGGCCTGTTTGGCGACGGGTAATTTCTCAATCAGCGCGTCCAGTTCGCGCGCCAGCGCCGCTTGGCGACGTGACGCCGCTTCGATCGGCTGTTCGGCGCGCCCCAAGGATTCGGCGTACTCACTGCTGGCCCGTGTCGCCTCCTCGAAGCGTTCCAGCAGCGCGGCCACTTCTTTCGCCGCGGCCTTCGCGCCGGCCGCGGCGTTCTGGTACTTCGTGGAAAGGTCGTCCTTCTTCGCTTTGTCGGCGGCGGCCTTGGCCGCGTTGGCGGTGGCCGCTTGCGCTTCACCGACTTCGCCCAGTTTCGCCACAAGCACATCAAGCGCGGCAACGTAGGCGGGAACAGCCGCAGTCTTCCCGATCTCGTCGGCAATATCGCGGAGTTTGGCATAGCTGTTGATACGTTCTGCGAGCTCCTGCGCACTCAACCCATCCGCGGCCGACGGCGTCGCCACCAACGCGCGTGCGCCACCGACGGTGTTGGTGATGATCTGCTCCTTCTCGCGCCGGCTCAGATTGTCGAAAGAAGCTGGTCCGATGCTCTTCACGGATTCGCTGAACAGCTTCGCGTTGCGTCGCGCTTCGTTGAAGCGATCCGCCAGCGAGCGCATCAAGTCCAGCACCGGTGGCAGGAACGTGGCCCCCAGCGCCCCGAGCGCGGCACTGAGTTCGTTTTTGAGGATCTTGGTCAGGGCGGCGGCGCTCTCGTTGTTGAGCGCCGCCGCCCCTTGCAGCTTGTCCATAGCCTCGCGGGCAGTCTCCGCCTTCATCGCCACGCCGTCTGACGCCGCGGCGGCGGCCCGCTGCGCAATCGTGAATTGGTCCGCACTGAGCCCGGCGGCGGCGAAGTTCTGCGCCGACTCGCCGAGCGCGTGGTATAGGTCGCCCAACACCGGCAACAACCCCTTCGTGTTGATCGCATTCGTGTTCACTGCCCCCGCGAAGTCGCGCAGGGCGCGGGCGGAGCCGGCTTGGCCAGCCGCCGCCGCTTGATCGGCCTTCACCAACGCCTGCGCCGACTGCTCCAGAATGCCGAGGACCGACGGAATCAGCTTGCGCGAATTGATGTTCGCATCGATTAGCGTCGTGAGAGCACGCGCGGCGCCGACCGCGTCGTTGGTAAAGGTCGCAATGGAGGTCGCTCCTTTGCCAAAAGCGGAGGACAGGTCTTCAATGGCGATCTTGCCTTTCGTCAGCGATACGATCTGAAGGAAGGCGTCGCGCGCCTGCGCGCTGGTCAATTGGAAAGAATCCGCGATCCCATCGAGCAACTCGACAAACCCGCCCGCATCCGATTGCCCGAGTGCGTCCGCAGCAGTCGCGATCACTTTAAGATCGTTAGCGATCTGTCCGGGATCCGTCTCTCCAACCTTTGCGAGCTGTTCCGCCAGGGCGCTCAGTTCGGTCACCGTCCGTGGCGTGCTGGTCGAGAGTGCGACAATCTCCCGCTGCAGCGTGCCGATTGCGCCGGCATCACTGGGCAACGCCGCACGGATCCGCCGAAAGGCCTTGTCGAACTCGGCGGCCGTGTTCGTCGCCACAATGGCCACGCTTGCGACCGCCGTGGCCAATGCGCCGGCCGCCACCGCCGACGATCCCATCACTTCGGTGATCCGGGCCACCGTGGTGCCGATATTGCGTCCTGCGACATCAAACTCTCCGCCGAACTCGCGCGCAACCTTCTTCAGTTGCTGCAGCTTCGCCTCAGCGGCGGTGGTGTCGACGTCGGGCTTGATCTTGGGCTTCTCCGCACCGACGTCGCGGGACTT